TGGGTATGTCTTGAAGGTCGGGGAACTGGCGTATCAGGACGGGGACAAGTTTCCAGATGGTCCGTGGTGCGCGAAGGGTGATTGGGTAATGTTTGCCCGTTACGCGGGTTCGCGGTTCAAGATCGACGGTGGCGAGGTCCGTATTCTTAATGATGACGAGGTTTTGGCTAAAATCTCTAATCCTGAAGATATTTTGCATTTCTAGGAGAAAAAAATGGCAGAAAACGATCAAATTGAGTTAGAACTAGAGAGTTCTGAAGAAACGGAGGTTTCGGTAGAGCCTAACGTTGACGCGGACCAGTTCGAACAAGCGGAAAGCGCCACGCAATCGCGCATAAATCGTCTTACAAAGAAGATGCGAGAGGCGGAGCGTCGTGAAAACGAGGCTTTGAACTACGCAAAGCAGGTCCAAGCCGAGGCAAATTCGTTAAAACAGCGTATGTCCAGCTTGGATAACAGTTACGTCAACGAATATACCACGCGTGTAGAGACACAGCTTGCTCAAACTGAAAAAGAGATGGCTCGTGCTATGGAGTTGGGAGATACTCAGGCTGCGGTAGAGGCTCAACGCAAGTTAACGTCGCTATCTATAGAGAACGACAGGGCTTCTCAGGCTAAAATGCAGCAAGAGCGTCAAAAAGAGGCTGCGTCACAACAACCGCAGCAACAGGCTCAACCGCAGCAACAACAGATGCGCCGTCCTGACCGAAAGGCCGAGGATTGGGCAGAAAAGAACGAGTGGTTTGGTCAAGACGAAGCCATGACTTTTGCGGCTTTTGGAATCCACAAGAAGTTGGTGGAAGAAGAAGGGTTTGACCCGCAGAGCGATGACTACTATAATGAGTTAGATCAGCGCATTTCTGAAAAGTTCAGAACGCCTGCAAATAACACCAGTAGACGGCCCGCACAGACGGTTGCTGGAGTTTCAAGAAGTACCTCTGGGCGCAGCACTGGAAAGAAGGTTAGACTCACTCCTAGCCAAGTCGCAATAGCGAAGAAATTGGGTGTGCCACTAAGCGAATACGCGAAATACGTGAAGGATTAAGGCTATGACAGACAGAACTCCTCGCGCTAACAAAACTAGGGAAAAGACGGCTGCGCGTAAGCCGTGGGCTCCCCCGTCTATGCTAGACGCACCGCCTGCACCGGATGGTTACAAGCACCGTTGGATTCGTTCAGAAACTCGGGGCTTTGATGACACGAAGAACATTAGCGCCAAGATGCGCGAAGGTTGGGAACTTGTTCGTCAAGACGAATACCCTGACTTTGAGTCTCCGGTAGTTGAAACAGGTAAATATGCGGGTGTGTTTGGGGTTGGCGGATTGATGCTGGCTCGTATCCCAGAGGAAACAGTAGCGGAAAGAACGGCTTATTTCTCCAGTAGAAATAGGGACCAGATGGACGCGGTTGACTCTGACATGTTACGAGAGAATGCACATTCTACCATGACGATCACTAAACCTGATCGTCAATCTCGTGTAACCTTTGGTGGACCTAGAAAGAATTAGCTCCACCTTTAATGGAGAAAGATAATGGCGAATACAGACACGTCTTATGGTCTTCGTCCGATAAGCAGACAGGGTTCTTCTGTTTCTTCTACGGGCATGACCGAGTATCGTATCGCATCTGACAACTCTAACCCTATCTTTAACGGCATGGCGGTTATTCCGTTAGCTGGTGGTGTTATTGACGATCTGCAAGCTGCGGCTGGTGGTAACGTTTCAATAGCAGGGGTTTTTGGTGGATGTGAGTACGTTTCAAGCACTACCGGAAAACCAGTGTTTTCTAACTATTGGCCCGGATCAGGCGCTGACAGCGACTTTCCCGTAAGGGCTTTCTTGTATGACGATCCTAATCAGTTGTTTCGGATTGCAACATCCAATGTTGTAGCTGCGGCAAATACTGAAGCAGAGATTCGTGCGGCGGTTTTTGCAAACATTGCGTTTGCAACAGGTAACAGCGGTTCGACTTCTACTGGATTGTCTTCAGCCACGGCTGACTTGAACACAATCGCAACCACCAACACTTTGGCTCTCAGAATTATGGGTATCTTAGACGATCCTGCTAATAATGACTTCACAAGTGCGGGTATCCCTCTCATTGTTCGTATAAACAACCACTTCAATGCGCCTACGGGCTCTATTGTGGCGGCTACTGTTTCTACGACAGGCGTATAAGGAGCTTAAATTATGGCTATTTCTCGCGCACAACTAGCGAAAGAGCTAGAACCGGGACTGAACGCATTGTTTGGGCTTGAGTACGGACGTTACGAAAACGAACATAGCGAAATCTTTGAAGAAGAAAGCTCGGATCGGGCCTTCGAAGAAGAAGTTATGCTCGGAGGTTTTGCAACGGCACCTGTAAAAAGTGAAGGCGGCGCGGTTTCTTTTGACGATGCTCAAGAGACTTACACTGCACGTTATTCCCACGAAACCATTGCGCTTGCGTTCTCTATCACAGAGGAAGCAATCGAAGACAATCTGTATGATCGTCTGGCTTCGCGGTACACTAAAGCGTTGGCTCGTTCGATGGCTACGACAAAGCAAATCAAGGCTGCGTCTATCCTGAACAACGCGTTTTCGACGGGTGCTAATGCAATAGGTGACGGCGCAGCATTGTGTTCTTCGGCTCACCCTTCACTGTCCGGCAACCAGCGAAACTTGCTGTCTACAGCGGCTGATCTTAACGAGACTTCGTTGGAGCAGATGTTGATTGACATTGCAGGGTTCACTGACGAGCGTGGTTTAAAAATCGCGGTTCGCGGTACGAAGCTCATTATTCCAAAAGAGCTTCAGTTTATTGCAGAGCGGGTTATGAACTCCAATCTGCGTAGCGGCACTGCGGACAACGACAACAACGCGATGAAGAACATGGGCATGTTGCCAGAAGGAGCGGTTGTAAACCACTTCCTTACTGACACAGACGCGTTCTTTATTAAGACGGATGCCTCTAACGGCTTCAAGTACTTTAACCGTGCTGCGATCAAGACTGCTATGGAAGGCGATTTTGATACGGGCAACATGCGGTTTAAAGCGCGTGAGCGTTACTCGTTTGGCGTATCAGATTGGCGTTGCGTCTTCGGAACACCCGGAGCGTAAATCACGCACAGTCTTGTGTTTTAAGGGGCAGCTTCGGTTGCCCCTTTCTTTTTTTCTGATATATGGTATTGTTGTTTTATCCCTGACAGCCACAAGATGTGGCTGACTAACCCAAGACAGGAGATTGACATGGGTACTACAACATTTAACGGACCAGTTCGGTCTGAAAACGGCTTTGAAACCGTATCTAAAAATGCGACTACTGGTGCTATTACCATTACCAGTGGTTCGAAAATGGGAACTGAAGCTGCTAGCGGTGCTGGCATTGAAGGAACTGCTGCTGTTTACGTTACGCAAGTAGAGCGTTTTAAAAGCGATACCGCAACAAACGTAAACATCGTAAAAACAACTATTATGATTGATCTTACGGGTTTGCGTTCAACTGCGGCTGGTGACATCATTGGTAAAGATGGTTCTGGCGTTGCTTACATTGGTCGCGTTACAACGGCAAATCAAGGTACAGTATTCGGCGTAACCATGCTGTGCCTTGAAACCCCAGCAGGCGGTGATCCAGATATTAATTTGCATTCTGCTACTGAAGCTACAGGTGTTGAAGATACACCTATTTCTGATTTAACTGAGACTTTGATTATTAACTCAGGTGATTTGGCAGCAGGTAGTTTGGTCGCTGGTGGCGATATTGCAGCAGATCAATATCTTTACCTAACTGCGGGTGCAACAACAGATGCAGATTATACAGCGGGTAGATTACTTATTACAATCACTGGCTATGACATTGCTTCTTAACCTAACATAAGGAGTAATTAATATGGCAGATGCTGTAACGTCACAGACACTTATAGACGGCGGCAAACAAGTCGTCATGAAATTCACAAACGTTTCGGATGGAACGGGTGAGAGTGCTGTAACCAAGGTAGATGTTTCTGCGTTAAACACCAGCGTGGATGGGGACACCTGTACGGGTGTTGTTATTGAGCGCATTTGGTGGCAGTGCATTGGTATGAAAGTTAAGATTTTGTTTGACGCAACTACGGATGCGTTTTGCATTGAGCTTGGTGAGAACCAGAGTGGGGATCACGACTACACTGCGTTTGGCGGTTTAACCAACAACGCGGGCAGCGGAAAGACGGGTGATCTTAACTTCACTACAGTTGGACACTCTAGCGCGGACACCTACACGATAATTTTGTACATGCGTAAGAAGTATGACTAAGGGCAAGATGCCTGCGCGAAACAAGAAGAATTTCCGCTCCACTAAATCTGGGGCGGGAATGACTGAGGATGGTGTAAAAGCCTACAGAGCTAAAAACCCCGGATCGAAGCTTCAAACGGCGGTTACAGGCAAGGTTAAAGCGGGAAGCAAAGACGCCAAGCGGCGCAAGTCTTTCTGTGCGCGGTCCGCGGGTCAGATGAAGAAGTTTCCAAAGGCTGCTAAAGACCCCAACAGTCGTTTGCGCCAAGCTAGAAAAAGGTGGAAGTGCTAATGGCTAAAACAGGTTTATACGACAACATACATAAAAAACGAAAGCGCATTGCTGCCGGATCAAAAGAAACCATGCGAAAACCGGGAACAAAGGGCGCGCCCACGGCAGCAAATTTTGCCGCAGCGGCAAAGACCGCTCAACCACAACGCGCCGCCACAGGAGGAGAGATGAGGAAATCTAACATGAAGAAAAAAGGTTACGCTAAGGGTGGTGCAGCAAAGAAGATGAAAGCGGGTGGTGCCGTTAAAAAGATGAAGGCTGGCGGCGCAATGATGAAGAAAAAGGGTTAATCGAATATTCGATAATCTATACAACGAGGAATGACATGACAGTTTCTAGCAGCGTAGATTTTGAGTTAGATGTAGCCGAGTACATTGAAGAAGCTTTTGAACGCTGTGGTTTGGAAGTTCGAACGGGTTACGATCTTAAAACAGCCAAGCGGTCTTTAAATTTAATGTTAGCCGAGTGGGCTAACCGCGGTTTAAACCAGTGGACTATTTCTCAAAGAACCGCGACCCTGACTCAGGGGACGGGAGAGTACGCTTTATTGCCGGACGTTATTGATATTTTATCTGCGGTAATCCGCAGGGATGATGTTGATTACTCTTTACTTAGACTGAGTAGAGAAGAGTATCAAACCATACCAGAAAAATCCTCTCAGGGGCGACCTAATCAATTTTTCTTAGACAGGCAGGTTACTCCTAGCTTAAAACTGTGGCCCACGCCGGAAAACGCTACGGATGTTGTATATTACAACGCCCTTACTCGGATGGATGATGCCGACACTTACATCAACACCGTGGACATGCCGTTTCGGTTTTACCCGTGTTTAGCTGCGGGATTAGCGTATTACATTTCTATAAAGCGGGCCCCGCAACGCGTTCAGTTGTTAAAGGCGGTGTATGAAGAAGAATTTGAGCGGGCTATGACAGAAGACAGGGACAGAGCTTCGTTTAACGTAGTTCCTCAATACCAGTATTTTAGGACAGGCTGATGGGTAGGTTTGCCAGCGGTAAAAATGCTCTTGCGATATCAGACCGTTCCGGTTTTCGATACAGGTATAAAGATATGCGACGGGAGTGGAATGGCCTGCTGGTTGGTAAGGACGAGTTTGAGCCAAAACAACCGCAACTAGGTCCGTTTAGAACAGTTTCTGATCCACAAGCCTTAAAAGACGCTAGGCCGGAGCAAAACCTTGCAGAGATAGATGCTATTGAGTATGGCTTTAACCCTGTAGGTTATCGCGGTGATGCTTTGGGTTTAACGGGCAATAGACTAAAGGCTGAAGGGTCTGTAGGAGAGGTCACGGTGACAACATGAGCTACACATATACAACTCTGAAGCAGACTATAAAAGATTATACAGAAAACGACGAAACTACGTTTGTTAATAATCTTCCCGTATTTATTCGTAATACAGAAGAGCGTATTTTAAAAAACGTGCAGTTAAGCTTGTTTCAACGTAACGCCAGCGGAACAATGACCTCTTCCAATAAGTTTTTGTTTTGTCCGTCAGATTTTTTGGCACCGCTTTCCTTGGCTTATACTGACTCTAGCAGTAATCAAGTGTTTTTAGATTTCAAAGATTTAGACTTTATTCAGTCGTTCAACCCTAATCCTGCAACTACAGGAAGCCCAAGGTATTATGGTCAGTTTGATGTAGATAATTTTATAATTGGACCAACGCCGAATAGCAGTTACGCCGTTGAATTACATTATTTATACAGACCAGTAAGCCTGACTATTAGTACGTTTACGTTAACAATGACCAGCGTAAGTGGCACCTTTACTACTTCGGATACCATCACTGGATCGTCCAGCGCACAATCTACAACGGTTAATGCGGTGCCATCATCTACAACGTTGACAGTAAAAATACCTGCGGGGGACTTTACGGTAGGAGAAACCTTAACGGGTAGCTCTAGCGGAGCAACGGGAACGCTGTCTTCTATTGGAAGCGACACAACCGAGTCATGGCTTAGTGAAAACGCAGAAGTGGCTTTGCTGTATGGCAGCTTAATGGAAGCCTACGTGTTTATGAAGGGCGAACAAGACTTGCAGGTTCTGTATGAAAAGCGTTTTGGTGAAGCGATTATGGGCCTTAAAATGCTTGGCGAGGCTAAAGAAGTTACTGATGAGTACCGTACAGGTCAGATCGTAAGGGCTAAACAATGAATAACATGTCTTTCGGAGAGTTTAAGGTTGATGTTCAAACCACTAACAATCGTGGAGCAACTCCTGAAGAAGTGGCGCACCGTTGCGTAGGTAAGATCGTTGCTTTCTCTGAGGACGCGCACCCTACGTTGCGGGACCAAGCGATTGCATACCGAGATAGCATTGAGAAGCTGCTGGTCATCTATATGAAACAGGCTATCCAAAGTGACAGAACTACGGTATATAATGCAATTAAGGAAGCAGGTCATCCTACGTTGGCCGAATATATAAGGAAAATGTAATGGCTTTTACAGGGAACTTCTTGTGTACCTCTTTTAAAAAAGAACTGATGACGGCTACACACAACTTTACCGCAGCGAGTGATCAATTTAAATTAGCGTTGTATGATAACAGCGCCAGTTTTACCGCAGCAACTACGGCTTATACCAGTAGTAACGAAATTAGCGGCACTAACTATACGGCGAAAGGTCAGTTTTTAACCAGTGTGACACCAACCACTAGCGGCACAACGGCGCTTACAGACTTTGCTGACGAGGTGTTTTCCAACGTAACAATCTCGTCTGTTCGTGGCGCGTTGATTTACAATGAGGCTGCAGCGAGTGACCCGTCAGTGTGTGTTTTGGATTTTGGTAGTGATAAATCGGCTAGTTCTGGCGATTTTACGATTGTTTTTCCCACCGCAGACGCAAGTAACGCAATTATTAGAATAGCGTGACATGGCAATATCTCTTGGAAATCGTGCAAAAATGTCTACCAGTACCACGGGTACTGGAACGATTACCTTGGGCAGCGCCCTGTCAGGGTATCAAACGTTTGCACAGGCGGGAATTACCAACGGTCAAACGGTGCGTTATGCCATAAATGATGGGGCTGCTTTTGAAATAGGCAGCGGCACTTATACATCTAGCGGCACTACGCTCACGCGGTCTGTTACGGAAAGTTCCAACTCTGACAGTGCTATTACGCTTAGTGGTAGCGCGGAAGTGTTTGTTACAGCAACTGTTGCGGATTTGTTTATCAACGATGGCGCTTCCAACTTAACCACAACAGGGGTTGGAACTTTTGCCTCCTTAGACATAAGCGGTGATGTTGATGTTGATGGTACATTAGAAGCTGATGCAATCACAGTTAATGGTACGGCTTTAGCTACAGTTATTGCAGGTACAACAGTCACAAACGCAACTAATTCTGCTCACGTTTTAGTTACGGACAATGAAAGTACAAACGAAGAAAACCTTATTGCTTTCGTAGAGGGTGCAACATCAAGTACAGGCAATGTTGGCTTGGAAATGGATGGCAACTTTGCTTATAACCCAAGTACGGGAACAGTTAGTGCCACCGTTTTTAAAGGTAACATTGATGCTGTAGATGGGGATTTTGATGGCACATTAGAAGCTGACGCTATAACATTAAACGGCACCGCAGTAACAGCCACTGCTACTTTAGACACGGGAATTTCAAACAACAACGTGCCTAAGTTTACTAGCGGTGTTGCTGATAATGATTTCTTGCGAGTGGATGGCACGGCTATTGAGGGCAGGTCAGCTTCAGAAGTGTTGTCTGATATTGCCGCAGCACCAGCGGCAGGAAGTTCAAACATTGTTACGACCGGCGCACTAAACTCAGGTTCAATAACTTCTGGATTTGGAGCTATTAATAACGGTTCAAGCAACATCACCACAACAGGCGTGGGAACGTTTGCTTCTCTTGATATAAGTGGTGACATTGATGTTGATGGAACGACCAACCTTGATGCCGTGGATATTGATGGCGCAGTTCAGCTAGATGCTACCTTAACGGTAGGCGTTGATGATACGGGATACGATGTAAAGTTTTTTGGCGATGCGGCTAGTGCGTTTATGCAGTGGGATGCAAGCGCAGACGATTTAATTCTCGGTGGCGCAGCGGGTCTTATTGTTCCTGAAGGTCAGTTTACTTTAGGCTCTACCGCAGTTACGTCTACTGGGGCGGAACTCAACATTCTTGATGGCGTTACGTCTAACGCAACTGAAATAAACATATTAGACGCTATCACAAGAGGCAGCATTGTTTATGGTAACTCTAGCGGGGCAACCGCTAGATTAGCTGCTGGTGATGCGGATCAAGTTTTAACGTCTGATGGAACAGATATATCTTGGGCAGACGCGGGTGGTGGTGGCACTACTATACCGAGTGGTACGTTGATGTTATTTAATCAAACGGCTGCACCCACAGGTTTTACAAAGGTTACTACTCATAACGACAAGGCTTTAAGGATAACTGACGGCACTGTCGGCACGGGTGGTTCTGTGGCTTTTGAAACAGCGTTTGCTTCACAGGCAGTTTCTGTTGCAGCTACAACCATATCTACATCAACAATGCCGTCACACAATCACTCCTACAACCTTTACGGATTGATTCCTGCGGTAACCAATAAAATCGGCTCTTCTGGTGCGGGTTATGGAGCGACAAACACTGTGACAAGCACGGGTAGCGGTGGTTCTCACACCCACACAGGCACGGCCATAGATTTAGATGTAGCATATGTTGATGTAATCATAGCTTCGAAAGACTAGCATGAAAATGGAACCAAAAGCCAACTGTCCGTTAAATAAGTTTAAACCCTGCAAACAATTAGATTGTGCTTGGTTTATAAAAATTGCTGGGCATAACCCCAACACAGGCGCGGACACCGAGGAGTGGGGCTGTTCTATAGCATGGTTGCCTGTTCTTTTAATTGAAAACAGTCAACAACAGAGAGGCACGGGTGCCGCAGTAGAAAGTTTTAGAAATGAAATGGTTAAAACAAATCTTGAAACAGCCAATGCTATTGTTCAAAGCGTAAGCAGCCATAAAAACTTATTGGGGAGAAATTAAATGACCTTAACAATACTTCCTTCCGACAATTTTTGTTCGGTAAACGGGGCGGGTTTGCATGACGATTTAACCTCTTGTTCTGTTCCAGCAAATATATGGGCGTTACAGTGGGATGGCACCTCCGGTCACATAGAGTTTACCGATAAAAATAACGAGGAAATATCAACGTTACCTTCTTGGGCAACGGCTTGCGCGGATACTACAGCAAGCAGACTAGCCGCTATTCAACACGCTTTAGATAATCCAACAGACGAAGATTTGGCTGTGCAGCATAGAGGAACTAGAAACTTTCTTTTGCAAAATTCTGATTGGGTTGTAACAAAAGCATTAGAAGCGGGTGATTCTGTTCCTTCCGCGTGGGTTACTTATCGAACCGCTTTGCGTAATATAACTAACCACTCTAACTGGCCTAACCTAACAGACGGTGATTGGCCTGTGGAGCCAAGCTGATGCTAGGCTTTTCCTCCCTTGCTGGAAGCCCCCTTGCCGACTCTGGTAGTACTTCTGCAACGGTAGCTGTTACGGGAGTAGCTGGGACAGGTGCTGTAGGGTCTGTCTCTGTAACAGGTTTCGCTAATGTGTCCGTTACAGGAGTATCTGGGACAGGTGCTGTAGGCACTACCACATATATATTTAGCTATTCGGTCACGGGCGTTTCTGGAACGGGAGCAGTTGGCTCCACTACGACTACTTCTTCCGCAGATATTTCTGTTACGGGCATTGCCGGTACAGGCGCAATTGGTTCTACTACGACTACTTCTTCCGCAGATATTTCTGTTACGGGCGTTTCTGGCACGGGAGCAATTGGTTCTACTACGACTACTTCTTCAGCGAACATTTCTGTCACGGGCATTGCCGGTACAGGCGCAATTGGTTCTACTACGACTACTTCTTCCGCAGATATTTCTGTCACGGGCATAGCAGCTACAGGCGCAGTTGGCTCTGTATCTACCAGAGTTGACAACCCTGTATCGGTTACAGGTGTTGCGAGTACAGCGAAAGTGGGAAATGTTTTAGTTTGGTCAAAAATAGAACCCTCGCAAAATTCAAGTTTCTCTGCTATAAGTCCCTCGCAAAATTCAAGTTTCTCTGCTATAAGTCCCTCACAAACACCGTCTTGGACCGATATCGCGGCATAGGATAATGACATGAGTACATATGTAAACGATTTAAGGTTAGAAGAGATTGGTACTGGCGAAGCGTCTGGTACGTGGGGTACTAAAACCAACGCTAACCTTGAGCTTATTGGCGAGGCATTTTCATACGGCTCTGAAGCTATAGCGGATGCGTCTACACACACTATTACAATGGCTGACGGCACTTCGGATCAAGCCCGTTCATTCTACCTTAAATGTACCGGCGGCGGTCAAGCCTGTACGGTCACACTGGCACCTAACACTGTGTCTAAGGTTTGGATAATTGAAAACGCTACCAGCGCAACGCTAACTTTTTCTCAAGGATCAGGGGCCACCGTTGCAGTAGCCGCTGGCGAAGTTAAAATGATTGCAACTGATGGTCTGGGTTCAGGGGCCGTTGTTTATGATTTGCTGACAGACGTTAACTTAGCGGGAACCACGGCCCTTGCAACTTTAAAGTTGGGTGGCACAACAGTTACTTCTACGGGTGCTGAATTAAACATACTAGACGGTGTTACGTCCACCGCTGCTGAGTTAAATATATTAGCCGGTGTGACAGCTACTGCGGCAGAGTTAAACTATAATGATACAGGCGCGGCGGTTGGCACTGTTGTTGCCAGTAAGACGGTAACAGCAGACGCTAATAAAGATGTAGCAAGCCTTCGCAATCTTACGATTACGGGTGAGTTAGACGCAGCTACATTAGATATTAGCGGTGATGCAGACATAGACGGTACAACAAACTTAGATGCGGTGGATATTGACGGCGCGGTGCAAGTCGATGCAACTTTTACTGTTGGAGTTGATGACACTGGTTATGATGTTAAGTTTTTTGGAGATACTGCTAGTGCATTTATGCAGTGGGATGCTAGTGCAGATGATCTGATATTGGGTGGGGCGGCTGGAATTGTTGTTCCAGACGGAAAATTAACGCTTGGATCAACGGCGGTTACCGCTACTGGAACTGAGTTAAATTTTGTTGATGGCGTTACAAGTTCTATTCAAACTCAGATAGACGCGGCGGTAGCTCAAACTCCTTCTGGCGCAGTAATGCCTTTTGCTATGTCGTCGGTTCCATCTGGATGGTTGGAGTGTAACGGTGCAGCAGTATCTCGTTCCACATATTCTTCCCTGTTTAGTGCGATAGGCACAACCTATGGTGTTGGTGATGGGTCATCAACATTTAATGTTCCAGACATGCGAGGGGAGTTTCCAAGAGGTTGGGACAACTCTCGCGGCATTGATAGTGGTCGCGGTATTGGTACTTCTCAAGCCGACGAAATAAAAAGTCACACACACACGTTTACAACAAACTCTAGCACAGGGGCTGGCGGCGTTCCGCTGCAGGGAAGTTCTTCTGCCGTAGCAACAGTTACCACAAGCAGCACTGGGGGGGCTGAAACTAGACCTCGGAACGTGGCGCTAATGTATTGTGTAAAAACATAGTGAGGTGTTATGCCGCTAACAAAGCTACAGTTTAAGCCCGGAATTAACCGAGAAACCACTTCGTATAGTAATGAAGGTGGTTGGTTCGATGGTGATAAAATACGATTTCGCATGGGATTTCCTGAGAAAATAGGCGGTTGGGTTAAAAACTCAGACAACGCTTTCCTTGGGACGTGTCGTGCGTTACACCCTTGGGTTGCCTTGTCTGGTGACAAATACATTGGTGTAGGTACGGGCCTCAAGTATTACATTAGTGAGGGCGGTGCATATAAAGACATTACACCAATACGAGTAGCGTCTTCTGCGGTCACCTTCGCTGCGGGGGCTGATACTCTGGACGGAGCAATAAGCGCCGAGGCACAATCTATTGTTATGGATAGCGCCAGCGGTTTTCCTACAGGCGGTGGACGTATTCTTATCGGCTCAGAGCAAATAACCTATGGTGCAGTTAGTAGTGCCACACTTACAGGTTGTGTGCGCGGCGTTAACGGAACAACGGCGGCGGCGCATTCTGATGGCGTAGCGGTAACGTGCTGTACTCTGTCTGTTACAGATTCTGATGGTCACGGCGCGTTAGAAAATGACTTTGTAACTTTCTCAGGGGCGGCAACCCTTGGCGGTGTAATTACTGCAAACGTTTTAAACCAAGAGTATCAAGTAACGCATGTTGTAAGTTCTACCGTCTTTCAAATAGAAGCTAGGGCTGTAGCAACTATCTCTGAAATAACGACAACGTCTGGATTAAACCCAACGTTTGTTTTTGCAAACACAAGCGACAGCGGTAACGGTGGCGGTTCGTCTGTAGGGGCGTACCAAATCAACACGGGGCTGGATACTTCTGTTCAAGGCACTGGCTGGGGCGCAGGCACTTGGGGACGCGGTGCGTGGGACTCGGCCTCGGACCTTACGGCTGGCGGTAATACTCTTCGTATTTGGAGCCACGATAACTTTGGCGAAGACTTGTTAATGAATGTCCGCGATGAAGGTATATTTTACTGGGACAAGACAAATGGCGTTACAACACGGGCGGTATCTCTTTCCAGTTTAGGTGTAGCCGCCGATAATATTCCAACCATTGCAAAGCAGGTATTGGTTTCAGACAAAGACAGGCACATTATAGCTTTTGGTTGTGATCCAGAAACGGCAATAGGCACACAAGACCCCTTGCTTATTCGTTTTGGCAGTCAAGAAAGCCTGACAGATTGGTCAGCCAAGGCCACTAATACAGCGGGTGATTTGCGTATTGGTTCTGGTTCTGAGATTGTAATTGCTGTTGAAACCAGACAGCAGGTTTTAGTGTTTACAGATGTATCGTTACACGCCATGCAGTTTCTTGGACCGCCGTTTACGTTTGGTATTAATACAGTTTCAGAAAACATTACTACGGCAAGTCCGTTGTGCGCTATTGCGGTTAATGACAACGTGTTTTGGATGGGCCGAGAAGAGTTCTATGTTTATGCGGGTGCTGTTAACAAGCTACCCTGTACGGTAAAAGATTACGTGTTTTCCGACTTTAACGAAGAACAAATTCAAAAAGTCACCGCAGCAAGCAATAGCTCGTTTTCAGAAATATGGTGGTTTTATCCTTCGGCTAACAGTGACGAAAATGACCGCTATGTTGTGTTTAATTATGAGCAGCAAGTTTGGTACTACGGCACATTAGATCGAACAGTTTGGGTGGACCGTGGCGTTGACGCATTGCCCATAGCCGCAGGTTCGGATCATTATTTGTATGAACACGAAAACGGTTTAGATGACGGCAGCACCGTTCCAGCGTCCGCTATTGCCTCACATATTGAAAGCAGTCAGATAGACTTAGGTGACGGGGATCAGTTTGCTTTCTTGTCAAGAATTATACCAGACATTACGTTCCGCGACTCTACTGCCAATACACCAACAGCTACGTTTACTCTGGGTGTTAGAAACTTTCCGGGAGGTAAATACTTACATACCGACGAAGATGTAGTATCAAAGACTGCCTCAACGCCTGTTGAGCAGTTTACTAAAGAAGTTCGAACGCGGTTACGCGGACGGTCGTTTAACCTAAAGGTAGAAAGCACTGCGACAGAAACCACTTGGCGCTTGGGCACTCCCAGAGTCGAAGTTAGACCTGACGGCAGACGCTAATGTCTAGGAATCTAGTTCGCCCGTTTTTTCCGATTCCGCCGCAGGAGTACGATCAGACATACTTTGATGAGGTAATTCGGTCCTTTGCAGTGTACTTGGATCAAATGCAAAATCCCGGTGAAGGTAGAAACACCGCGTTAGTTTTGACCAATTTACAGACGGACGATCAGGGCTTAGAAGTAGGTAGCTTGTATCAAGGGGCTAACTCAGATGGCTTAATGGGCTATGTTAAGATAACCCTCGCGGACATAAGTAGTTTGCGCGGCAACTCGGTTACAGGTTCAGTGGGTGCGGTTACGGTGACAACATGATAAATACATGGAAAAGTTTTAGACGGTCTGATACAGTCCAGATCAAAGGGGCGATGTGATGCAAGAACAGATGTATTTTCCCGAGGGCGGTGTTGGGTCTTTCTTAACCTCTAACATGGATGAAATGCCTGACAACGTACTTGCGTTTGGTCAGCCTCGCGGCATTAACTCTATGGGCGAGGTAGCAAACCGCATGGCTCAGATGGGCCGTAACGGCGATACGGAACTGGCTCACGTTAATCGTGACGAGATTATTATAGACCGGAACATGGCCCGCGATCCGCGGATCAGGAACGCTATGGCGGAGGTTTTTAGTGACAATGACATGGACATGTCGCGTTACACGGTTGGCAACGCGGCTAACTCTGTAAACCCTTACACGGGTAACAGAGAGTTTTTTCTAAAGAAGATTATTAGCGGCGTTAAGAAGATCGTTAAGATGGCTGCGCCTATTGTTATTCCGTTGGCTATGAACGCCATATTTCCCGGTATGGGTGCGTTAGCTTCGGGATTTATTGGTTCAGGCATTAGTTCTCTTGCGCAGGGTAACAGCTTTAAAGATAGTATGAAGGCTGGACTTATGGGCGGCATTATGGGTGGTTTCCAACAGGGTATTGGTAATTTAGTGCGCGGCGAAAAGATGTTTACTGGAATGTTGCCGGACGCTTCTAAGGGCGGCTTTTTTAAGGCGCGTAACCCGTTTAAACCGGAACCCCGTGATCCAATATCAGTGTCCTCGCAAGGATCAACAAGTACCCCTCCAGTAACTAAGTCCGCTATAGAAGGCACACTTCCTGAAGCCCCCGCATTGAACAGCGATTTAATTGGCGCTAATATTGACGGCTCTAACGCTACTATACTTGATAGTCCCGATAAATTTAGCACTAAGTTAAAAAACTTTTTTTACGATTCTGGAAGTCCCCGTACAGAAGGTCTTACTTTACAACAGGCTAAAGAAAGGGTTGAACTAGCGTTTGGAGACTCCTTAACCCCTTCAGAAGTTGCACGGGAAGCTACGCGGATGGTGGGTCAAGGAGCTAAAGAGGCGGTCAAAGGCAGTTACAAACTGTTTCCAACAATTGGGGCCGGATTAGGTGTTGCAGCATTAGCTGGTGGCTTTAAACAAATACCCGCGGAAGAATTAGAAGACCCCTACGACAGCCCTTCGCCCGCCGAGGACCGCTTGGCAGCGAACCCTGAGATGTACACAACCGGAGTACCCGGAGCCCCGTCTTACCGCTCCTTGTATGACGTAATGGTGCCCACGGTCCGCCAGCCGATTTACCAGCAATTCGTTGAGCCTGTCCAAACAGCCGCCGCGGGCGGCGAAATGCAGAACTTCCCGCGCCGCACTGGTTACATAGGTGGCCCCGGAACCGAGACTTCCGATAGCATTCCAGCCATGCTTTCTGACGGGGAGTTTGTAATGAACGCCAAGGCCGTCCGCGGAGCGGGTAACGGTAGCAGAGAGCGCGGCGTTAGAAAGATGTACGATATGATGAGAGCCTTTGAAGGGGGTGCAGTAGCATGAGTACTCAAACCCAATATGTAGTAAATCGCCAAGACCCCGCGATTGAGGCTTATCGTCTGGGATTACTGGGCGACGTTCAGAAATACATCAAAGGTCAGATTGAACGCGGCGATGCACCGCCTGATTATCAGGTAGCGGGGCTTAGTCCCAGCGAACAGGCTTCTATTGCCGCGGCACAAACAGGCGTGGGTGCATATCAGCCGTTTCTGACGCAAGGTTCGTCAACGATTGACCAAGCTGCGGGCCTAACGGGAACAGATGCTGCCGGATATATGGGTGACGCCTCGACAGCGTTGCAAAGCGGTATTGGTGCTTTGGCGGGTACTGGGGCTATGTATGACCCTAACAGTTACCAAGACTTTATGAACCCTTACGAAGATCAAGTTATCGACAATACGATGGCGGACATTCGTCGTCAGGGTGACATAGCGCAACAGGGCGTCAGGGCTCAAGCGGTTGGCGCAGGGGCCTTTGGTGGTTCTCGCGGTCAGATTGCACAGTCTGAACTAGACCGAAACGTTATGAAGCAACAGGCCGACACTGCGGCGCAAATGCGGGCGGCTGGTTTCCAAAACGCGCAGCAAGCTGCAATGAATGCGTTTGAGTCTGGCATGGGTAGACAGCAACAGTTGGGCCAGCTTACCGGACAGATAGGCGCGGGCCTCGGTTCCTTGGGCGCACAAACAGGTCAGTTGGGTCAACAGCTAGGCGGTCTTGGTATCCAGCAAGCGGGTCTGGGCGAAATGGGCACAAACCTAAATACTCAGGACATACAGAACCTAATGACCACGGGTGCGACAGAGCGCGGTATTACTCAAGCTGGTTTGGATGCAACGCGCCTGACCAACTTGCAGCGTTATACACAGCCTTATCAACAGTATGGCTTCTTGTCGGATATTTACTCGGGCACACCAACAGGGTCTTCAACGCTTACGGCGGCTTCGGCTCCGCAAGTTTCACCCTTCCAAACTGCAATGGGTTTGGGTATAAGTGGATTAGCCGCCGCATCAGGCGCACAACGGGCGGGGTTATTTTAAATGATGAATCGTAGCGTAATGAAGCGTCAGATGTTTAACCAAGGCGGATACGTTCAACCGCAACGGATGAATTTAGGCGGACAACCCATGATGCCGCCAGCCGGACCACCGATGGCTCCTCCACAAATGGGACCAGAGCAAGCTCTAGCTGGCGCAGAAGCGCAGGGCCAAGAGATGGGCATGATGGCCGCGGAAGGCGTTATGCAACAAATTGACGGCGCTCAAGATTACGAAAGCTTGATCGACGGAATACGCGGCAACCAACAGCCCCTTGAAGCGCGGTACGCGGAACTTGGAAGTATTGTAGGTGAGCAAGACGCGAGGCAAACGCCAGAATCTGTTTTGGCGCTAACGCAGCCTGCCATTATGATGACGGAAGAGGGAGCGGTTAACAGCGGCATTGGTGAGCTAATGCAGGGCATAGCCGGAGATACTTCGATGGAAGGTCAGATGGGGGAGGGCGTCGGTGGTTTGATGATGGCCCAAGCGCCGGAGCCCGCGATGAACGATCCCATGATGGAGGTGGGAAACACACCACCCGTAAATTTTAGGCAGGGTGGGCCCGTAGAGGTCCAAAGGTTTTCTAATGGTGGCGAGTCGGCCATTGATATAGCTGGCAGAGACTTGTCCAAGTATCAAGATTTTTTAAGTGGGGGCTATGACGCTCAAGCGCGGGCCGCGGACCTTGAAGAACAACGTAGAATGTCTCAAGCGCAAATGCTGTTTGATATGGCCGAATTTGGCTTGCAGTTTGCGGGTAATACGCAGGGCGGCTCTATTGCAGAGCGGCTGGCAAATTCGGCTTCGGCAACACAACTTCCACAACGGATCGGGGAACGCGCCGCAGGTATGCTTTCAGCCAAGCAGGCTCAAGCCGCAGAAAAACGTCAGTTAGACATGGCAGCTAGACAGGCTGCGTTGCAGGGCGGTGCAGCCGAAGCTGGTTTTGCCCAAAAACTTAAAATAGCTCAAGCTGGTAGAACTCCAACTAAAACAGATTTTGTAAAATTATACGGTATTCAAGGCGGCAAGTTAGTTGCAACCCGTGATTTTAATAGAAACAACCCCGAGGACCTAAAGCAGTTAAATTTATTGTCCAAAAATATGCAAGGGCCCGTCGGGGATAACGGTCAGGCCACACCTACACCGGAAACGGGAATACAGTATTTTGACATAAAAGGGCTTGAGCCCTATCAATCCGCACTTATTAAAGCGCAAGAGATTGAAGCAGACATAAGATTGCGGGGTCTTCCAACGGAGCTATACACGTTTACAAAAGAAACCGTTATAGACGAGGGCACGGAAAACGAAAAAACGTATGCTGCCGGAACTGCCGCTAACTTAACGCAGCCACAAGCAAACCAAGTCCCCACGGTTATGAAGTTTGACGCTAATCCTGAAAATTATGTGGATTGGTTTAAGCTTGATGGAACGGAGGTTACTACACTTAACATAGGAACGGTTGCGGGCAATACGCAAGCTGAAAAATACGCCAAAGAAGGTAGCGGTTGGACTAAAGACCCCACGGCGTATCAATCAGCAATCGGAACCAAAGCCAAGATAGAAGTGTTAAACGCTGCCGCAGGTATAGATGTAGAAGCCGCTTCCACATTCTTTGATCGTGCAAAAACCCTTAAAACTATGGAATTTGCTGACCGCAAAGAAGCAGCAGAAACCGCGGCTATACTTGCTCTTACTCTGCAAGAAAATAAGTTTGACTTTACCTCGCTGCGAGATCAAACCTTACAAGGCTATAAAGTTGACTTGCAGGGCGGTCAGGCTGCTATTGATGAAATGCTCTTGGACCTTAAAGGCGTTCAAGGAAAGGAAATAGCAGAGTTGAGAGCAACGCTGCAAGACAGAAATACAAGACTCACGGGTGAAATAAATATAGCCAACTCTTTGGAGTTGTTTGGCGCTAAATCTTTGTTTGAAATTAAAAAGATGGACAAGGGCGTACTGCAAGACAAAGAGTTAAAACTGTATTCTCAGGGTCTTTTAGATGCTTCTCGTAAGGATCAAAACGTGTTTACTGCAACGCAGTCGGCTTTGGGTCGAGTTGCTGAAAAGGACATGGCAATCTTTACCACGAATGCCCGCGCAGCACTTCAAGACGATGCACAATTTGCAACTATGGAAGAGGGCCAACGCAACAGGCTGTTTACCGCAGGGCAGGCTGTCCTTGATCGGGCTCAAAGAGAAAAATTTAAACGAATGGACATTCAGTCTGCCACGTCGTTGCAGGCGGCACGACTACAGGCTCAAGCGGTTCTTTCTGGAAACAGCTTGCGGTCCGCTGAAGGTATAGCGGCAGCTAATCGTTTTGCCCGTGCGGCGCTTCAAGACGATCAACAGGCTGCAACAGCGGTTGAAAACGCTCTTAAAATTGCTGCTAGCAAGGATCAACAGGTTACGGAGCAAGAGTTTAAACTTATCTTGCAAAAAACAGGGGCTGATCTAAACCTTGACGCCGCACAATTGGACAGGGCGTTTAAAGCTGGTGAAAGCGCCCTAACCCGCGCACACCAAAACTCCATGCAGGAAGCCAGTCTTTCTGCCCAAGCTTTAAACGCCGCTTTAAACAGAGCCGCCACGGAGAAAAACCTGCTTACTTCTCAAGAGTGGAAGGAAATGATGCAGGAAGAAGCGGATAAGCTAAATGTAAGCGAAGCCGACAAAAAACGGTTGTTTGCAGCGGGACAGTCGTTGCTGGAACGAACCGCAAGAGAGGGGCTTCAATTAGGAAGTCAAGATCACGATAAGGCCATGCAGGTTACAAGAATTGCTGCGGACGTTGCTAAACAAGATACCTCTATTAACGCAACAGCTTTAGAAAACGTTTTAGACCGTGCTGCGGCTGAAACACGCGGGCTAAATTCTCAAGAGGCGGCTGCGGCCTTGCAAGAGGAGCGTTTGAATTTCCAAGGGGATCAGGCTGACTTAAACCGTGCCGACGCTAAATTTAATAATTTAGTTCAAAACAACCTGACCGAGAAAGGCTTAGACCTTCGTGCCGCAATAGCTGGTGAAACACATGCCCGAGGCGTTGTTTCAAACAACATAGCGCAACAAACTTTGGACATGAAAAGCGCCTTTGGAACGGGTGCAAATTCGCTGTTTCAAAAAGTTGCTTTGGGTCAAGAAGGCTACGAAGGTATTATGGAAAAGTACGGGGAGGGTAAAACCAACCGTGAAGAAACAGCCTTAGTAGAGGGGTCTATACTACAGTGGGTAGCCCCCAAGTCCGGTTCTAATTACAACGAAAGCACCAAGACCCTTTCTCAACCTGTTAGAACACCGCTGACAACGGACATGTTAGCGGCGTTGCAAAAACGTCAGTTACAGGGCTTACCTGTTCCCGCCGTAAACTTCACACCCGTTTTAAACTATGACAATAAGTCACCAATGGCTGCTTCCTTTCAACAGGCAGACATGCTATCTCCGTATGCCTTTGGTTTAAGCGGTGAGGCTTTTGGTTCTGACGCGTGGTTTAAAAATCTGGTGAACAAGGCTACCGAGGCAGGCACTGGGGGTTTGTGGGGGACTTGGTTTCCAGATACAAAAGCAGCTATCAAGTCTGTGGAGAATTTAAACCAAGAGTTTATGTCTTTCTTCATGGCAGCTTCAGATATTAGAGACAGCGTTTTTCAAGCTAAAGAGCTAAAGAACCTTGTTCCAAAGCCCGCGGCTTTTTGGGAAGGCGAAGAGGACGCGCAAGAAGCCGCAAAAGTTCTTTACGCACGTTTAGACCGACAAATAATGCTTAATAATCGCGCTATAGAAGATGATGAAACATACTTAAAGTCTACGGGCAATGATTCTGTTTCAAAACTGCGACGTTACAAGCCTCAACTGGAAGCCTTGCGTCATGGCTACGGTATATTAGCGGGTATTGCTAATGCATCCGAGGGACAAACCTCGGAAGACGCTGCGCGGCAACATGCTTTGACTGAGCAACTTGATGCTTTAATTAATCCAGACAAGTAAAGGGTTTAAACATGGAAAACGAGCTTGTTGTATCAGAACAATCCGGCACTAATGATCCGTTCACTTTAGCGGAAGTCAGCGTTAATCCAGAGGTTACTCCTGAAACAACCGGAAGTTTAGGTGACAACGACATTGTTCCGACAAATAATGAGCCCTTTAATCACGCAACATTTGAAAAGATAGACTTTTCCCCTGAATATTTTAAAGACCTAATGAAATCGTTTGGCGGCAAGAAGGAGATTATCTCTCAAAGTGGTGAGCGATACACGCCGACCCGAGCTTTTGCCGCGCAGGCCGCGGGAGAGTTTGATGCTCGAACAGGTATGGGAAATTACGCCGAGCTTAGAAACGGAACATCTAAGTTTATGCCCGGAAAACGGTTTTCAGACAGGGAGATATTAAAGTATCTTACCACAATGGAACCGAAGGGTTACTTAGATTCTTTAGGCACACGGATGATAGAAAACGTTCCTGTGTCTACGGCATTTGTTGCGGGTTATGCTGGGGGTAAAAAGGTAGCTCAAATGGCTCCTGATAATATTCCTCGCACAGGTATTCCCGTGGTTGATAAAATTGCTGGTAGGCTTCAAACCCCGTATATTGCGGGAAGGTTTGCGCTTCCATACATTACGGGAATAGGCTCTAGTATTTTGGCCTTTCCATATAACGAATATTTTGGAGAAATGTTTTTAGGCGATAAAAACCTACCTTTCCCCGAAGATTACGCTACTATGCGGGCAGGAGAAATGACCGCGGACGTGTTTTCATATTCTCCACTTACCGCTCTTGCCAACAGGGGCGCTTCGGGCGTAGTTCAAAACTATTTAATGAACAGACTTAACATTCCAATGGCGTCTTTTGCGGCAAATCCCGCAGAGTTAGCGGCGGGGAAACAAATCGGTAAGAATTTTGACTTTGCTAACCCCTTATCTAACCCCTTTGGGCCTCAGTATAAGGCCGCACAAAAAGCTGCGGGGCAACGATTCCAAGGAAGTGTCAAAGGGGCTCAAGGCCCGCTTCCAACTATAAATGATTTTGCTAAAGAAGGTGTTGCCTCAATAATGCAGGGCAACACTGCCCCGTATATGCTTAGAAAAATGGTTGCTTTAGAGGAAGCATTATTGCGGGCAGGGTCTGACATTAAAAAGAATCCCGCGCTATTTGCTTTTTACGAGGCTTTGGCGGGGGGTGGAGCCGCTGTTTTTGGCGGTGGAGCCGCTAAAACCAACCCGTTTGGCATGTCTGAAACGGTTGGAGAAATAAGTGGAGCTATTGCAACTCCTGTAATATTCGGACAGTTAGCGATGACTGTCGGGTCACGACTGAAACCATTTATTGCAAGTGCCATTCGAAATCTTTCCGATTACGGTTTTAAAGAAGGCGTAGTTTCTACTTTTAGAGACACGGGGACCGCGGCAAAAAATGCCCGTGGTTTTAGAATGGTTTTGGAACAGTTAAAAGAGTTTGGTTCTATTGATACGCCTGAAAAAATGCAGGAAATGATTAGAAAATTAGAGTCTATGCCGTTAGACCCAAAAATAAAAGCTACTTCAGGTATGTTGAGCGAGGACCCAGCTATTCAAAGTATGGAAGCCGCGTTGGCTAGAGAGTTTGACGGCTTGGAGTTAGCGCAACAAACGGCCCGCCAACTTGAAATAGATTTGCACGAAGCCGTTTTAACACGGTTAGCGATTGGCGGAGACACACCTATTGCAAAAGAAGCTTTAAAGATTGCTGCGGAAATAAAAGAAACAATATTTGAAAGAGGTATTGAAAGTCGATTGAATGCCGCTGAAAATGAATTGTTCAAGGCTTTTGACCAATTAAAGAAAACGGATACAGCAACGCTAAATAAAATGAGGGGTCCTGACGGAAAGCCTCTTACTGCTATAGAGAAAAAAGCCATTCAAGACGAAAACATGATAGATTTGTCTAATAGACTTGTTGATATGTTAATGGCTCAAAAAGCATTAGCTCGTTCTCAACAAAAAACGTTGTACGGCAAAGTAGGGGAGCTTGATATTAACGCTTTCTTTAACGAAAAAGGCGAGGCTACAAATACACCAAGGTTTATTGCTGCCTTAAAAGAATTGGGTCCTTACAATAAAGAAAGCCTTGTTAGATCAGACTTGTCAAAACTGTTTCAATTTGCAGAAAGAATGTCGGGCCGTTTGGGCTTGGACAGCACGGCATTAAGTTTGGATCGTCCCGCTCTGGAAGCTTTAAATGCAGCTAGAGTAGATGCAACAGGTGGAACGGGAATAAACCTTTTTGACCGTTTTCTCCAACAAGAAATACTCGCTGGAGCCCGTGCTGGAAACGACGGCCTTCCAGAAGTTGTGACAACTCCTATGATAAGGGCTGCGGTGGAAGCCGTGTCGAGAAGGGGGGACAAAAACCCCACAACGAAAGCCCTGTACGAAAACTTGCGAAAGGCGCTGATAGAAAAACAGATGGGTCAAGGTGGTCAAGTTACGGGACAGGCCGACAACGCCCTTATTCAAACACGTTTAGATAGTTTTGACGCGGAGATAGCAGCAAAAGCCGCGGAAGAACCCGACGCGGGTCTTTTAAATAATTTTGTAGAAACCTTTTCGCGTGAAAACCCCAATGCTTCGCCCACAGAAAAAGCCACCGTTATTAGGAATTGGGTAACACAAAATTCAATGCGACCCGAGGGCCATTCCGGTTTAATCATGGCAAACAAGCTGGATTACATGGCGGCAAACCCTTTGCAGGACGTGGCGGACGACGCTTCTCAAGCGGCAAGCTTTAATCCAAATGGAATTAGTTTAAGGGAGCTTACTAACGCTAAATCTGATGCACTAGCTATGGCTAGGAATGGCGACTTGTCCCCTGATTCCCGACGAGTTGCTGGACAATTTGCAGCCGCAATAGAGGATGACCTAGTAAATTTTGCAGACAAAGCAGGCTCAAAAGGTACAGCAAAACAACTTGACGCTTTGAAAACTGCCAACGCATTTACCAAAGCATTTTCGGATGTGTACTATCGCAGCTACGTCGGCAAAGCTCTAAAACAAACGCGTGACGGCGGTTTTAGAATGGCCCCCGAAAGCATTGCTTTAGATTTTAACAGAACCTCCAGCCTATTGGCGGACCCAAATTATTTAAAGGTCATGGACATTCAACAGGTGGGGCGGTTTGCGCAGGAACAGGGTATAGTAGGCGCTCAAGGTGGAATAAACTCTATCCACGGAGTAATTGATAAAATACTTAGAACAGCGCGGGCTCAAGCATATGATCCTGAAACAAAAACAATTAATCAGAAAGCTTTAAACGATTGGATAAAGTCTAACTCTCAGTTGGAAGCAATGTTTCCTGAGTTGTTTGCTGACTTAAAACAATTTGACATAGCTAAAGAAGAGCTTGGAAATGTTGTTGAAGCCAACAGCGCACTTGCAGCGCAGATAAAGTCACAAACAAATTTTGCAAGTTTGTTAAGAAACGCAAAGGGCGAAGTTAGGGAAAATCCTACCGCCGCTGTGGCCGAAGCAATGGGCGCGGGAAAAGATCAACTTACGGCGCTAGATAGATTGTTCGACGCCATACCAAAAGTAGGGGAAACCAAAAACCAACGAATTTTTACTTTAACGGACCCTCAAAGCGGGTACACCGCCACCTTTTTTAATAAAAAAGACGCTCAAAAAGCTTTGAAAGCAATGCCCGTTAATACAAAGATGAGTCAAACCGACTTAAAGGTTGACCGACAAAAAGCAATAGATGGGTTTAAATCTTCTTTGTTTGAATATTTTGTTCTTGGAAATCCAGCGGGCCGTGGTCAGAATATAAAGCCTATGGACGCTATTCAAATATACAAAGATTTATTTGAAAAGAAACACATTACATCTGCGGGAAGTCGTGGTCGCAGAGCGGGTGGAAGAAGTTATACCACTATGTCCGACTATATGCTTAAAAAAGGTGTGTTTACCGAATCAGACCTTAACTACACAAAGCAAGCGTTAGAGTCTCTTATAAAGGTTCAAGTAAACACGGCGTATGACACGTTGGATACCAATTTTGCAGAAGCAAAACCGATTATTGATTTTGGGGTTAGTATTTTTGGGTCAGCTATGGGTACAAGAAGCCAAAGCCTCTTAACTGGGGGGTCAGGTGGCCCCGGATCAATTATTGCAGCCGGAAAGGGTGCGGAAGCGGCTAGAAACATTTTTTTAAGACTGCCTCAAAGTCAGAGAAAACTATTTGCCGCGGACTTGTTGCAAAACCCAAAGTTGTTAGCTTCTATGCTTAGACAGTACGGCGACAACCCTGAAGTAAATAAGGGCATTACGGGAACAATTTCTGACTATCTTAAAAATGCAGGTTATGTGGTTATTCCAAGAAGGATTTTTTCGGCGGAAGATCAAGATACTGAGCAGCGAGATACTGAGGAGCAATTTAATCCCGGTATGCCTGTACCCCGCGCTGACCCTGTAGCTGTTCCAACGGAAGACGTGGAAAAAACAGAACTTAATCCCGTAATAACAGACATTTTAAAAAAAGCCTCCCTACAGCCCTCTGGCATAGGAGCCCTCCCACTCCCTGCCGGAACGGCTGCGCCCAGCGGGGTCCAGACGGCTTCTGTTGATCCCGCTGGTAGCGCGGCACAAAGACCGCAGTCTATCGCGGCGTCTGGCGGCATCAGTAGCATTGACCCCGAAAGAGCTAAGTTAGCGTTTGGGCCGTTTGACATACTAACAGCCCGTAATGGCGGCGAGATAAGATCAGGCATAGGAGGATTATTCCGATGAGCGAAATACCTTTTCAGGGCCGTTTAAATTATAGCGCCGGAGACGGATTGTCTTCCTTAGATAGTGGTGTTCAAAAGACCTTTAGAAGTTCCCGTGGAAACATAACTCCCTCCCTCGACTATTCTTTTCAAAAAAAAGAGAGCGTTGATGGTGACGTTGTTGTAGACGACAATAACAGGCAAATAGGTTTTGCCGTCGAAGGAGAGCTTTATTTAAATCCTGATGATCCAGAAAGTGAAGATAAAATACGTGGAGCTTTTGACTTAGAGAATTTTCGAAACAACCGTAGTATTACTTTTCCAGAGGGAGAAATGGTTAGAACAAAAAACGGAACCCTTAAACGGTTTAATCTTGGAGCCGACTTTGGTCGAGTTAGCCTTGATGTCAACCACCAAGAAGGAACAGGTCGCAAACCACGAACAACGGGTCTTGGAAAAATTAAAGTGGGAAAACACGGTATTTTTAGGGTAGGCTATAGCGGAGATGAACCCAATTATTCTTTGAGGTTTGATATACCGTTAGGCGGCGCACAGGCTAAAGCAGAAGGTGGAGAAGTTATGAACAGAATGGAACAGGGCATAGCGTCCATACCCCGACAGACCGTGATCCGCGATCAGCCGCACATGCTGGCCTACATTACGCCCGCGGAAGCCATGCTTTTGAAACAGAACGGCGGATCGGGGCTCCCGAGCCACGGCGGCGTACCTGAGTTTGGACTATGGTCATCAACCTTTGGTGGCGGCAATTCTTTTGAGCAAAGTATGCAGAATACTTTTGGGGGTGAAGACGGCGGCAGTTACAAAGGAGGCGAGTGGCATGGCTCGGGTCCATACAATACAGTGGAACCCGCGGGCATCCCTAACCCAGAACAAAGCTCAAGAAACGCTGCGGCTCGTAACGCAGCCATTCCAAACATTGATCCTCTGGACAAAGAAGACGACAAGCCGCAACCCGTTCAATTCGCGCAACCCATGTACCAAGCGCCGATGCCCGCGTCTTTCGCGCCGCCGACCTTGGACCCTATTAGTTCTGGTCAGCCTCCTCCACCGTTTTCAGATTTGCTTAATCCAACTATCGTTGACCCTGAATTACCTAATAATCCAATGCCCGTAGGACCAAACATGCCCATTGGACAGCGGCCCGCGAACAAAGCCTACACGTTCCAAGAACTGTTGGGCATGTACCAGAACCCTTACGCGTAGGATTTAGGCTATGGCTGAAAGCATCTCCCCCGAAAGAATGCAGCGTTTGATGGAGTTGTCTAACAACGCCATGACGGTGGAGCTTGGTGCGTTAAGAAACCCGCAAGTAACTACGGTGCCTTTAAGTGAACCCGAGGCTTTTTATAAAACCACTCCTAATGTTGAAAGATTTAGAAACAACATGCTGCGTAGGCAGTATAAAATAATTCAGGACAATAACGCTAGACTTCAATTTGAAAAACGATATGCCGACTCGGTCCCGTTATCGGAACATGAAAAAAGAGAAATAAATTTAGAAATTATTGACGCTCAAAAAGAAATAGAAAAAATAAAGAACTATACTGAAGAGGCTGTTGCGGCACACGTTAAAGGGCTTCAATTAGAAACCGTGGCAGATATTGAGGGCGACTTTTCGTTGTCGGGGTTAGACCAAGCCCGTGACCAACTCGTTTTAAGTGATAGTGCAGAGGATACGGTTCTTGCCCATGAATTAGGCCACGGGGCTTTTTCCGAAGCAAAGGACTTTTTTCTTCGCAAAATAAAAGAGTTAGGGTCTATAACTGCGGCGGAGGAAGCCGTGTCTCTCGAATACGGAGAAGCAATATCTAGGGCTATTGCGAAAGATTTAAGAAACACTAAAACACTTGGGTTCCCTGACACAAACGAAGGAATTGTTCAATACTACGACAACCCGCAAGGGGATGACCCCTTAAACCCGGGAGTGGGAACTCCAACCTTTAAAGGCGGAGCAACCTATTATAGCCCTGATGGGGGGTTTCAAGGTATGGACGCTGACTTTCCAAAGACCACAGACCCCTTGCTTCAAAAGCCTTTTACAGATTACCGTACCGGAGAGTTAGTCTATCACGATGAATACAAGGGCGACTTCGAAGGCGACTTAAAAGAGGCGGGGTTAATGGGTTTTGAAACTCTAATGTCCGACCTTATTTCAGAAAAAAAAGGCTTGGACCGTTTTGCGGAACGGCAACGCCGCGGGCTAAAGATTAACCCGTTGGGAGCCCCCAAGGGAGAGGTCCTGCGGTCCGTTAGACCTCAAACTCGACCAGAAAACTTTGCCCAAGGAGGTCCCGTGATGCGCGGAATTGGAACCCTGAACGAAACAGCCCGAAACATGACTCGCGGACCGCGGGGCATTGGCGCTTATCAGCAGTTTTCTTACGGAGGTCCTGTAAGAGGAGACCGGTTTAATGGCCTCGGAACCCCGATAAACATGCCCTACGGACCCGAACAGCAACTGGCGTATCAACAACCGCCGTTTGTTATGGGCGGAATGCAGCAACCGCAGTTTGGTATGGGCGGGATGCAGCAAGGTAACGGCATAAATCAATATGGTCAGTATTTAGAACGGACTTACGGGGACCCCGAGTTTGATCAAAAGCGAGACACTTTTTTGCAAGAAGTTCAACAAAAAGAACGACAGACCTTTGGCGGCGGCGGCGGTTCTTTCGGGTTTCCTGCGATGCTTTCAAACGAGGGCTATGGGCTTGATCCAAGAGATCGGTTTTTTGGTCTAGAGAAAGCGCAAATCGCGGAAGGTGTACGATCAGATGAAATGCAACTTTTCGCCAGCGGCGGTGAAGCAATGGGGCCACCCCCGACACGCGGACCGGACCCGCAGGGCATTGGCGCTTATCAACAGTTCGCGGACGGCGGACCTGTTTATATGAACAATGGTGGTGACCCTACAATGCGCCAAAAACTTTTAAGCGTTATTTATGATGTTGAGTCCGACGGCGACTATGATCAATGGAATTACGCTGCAAAAAACATACCCGAAACTCCAATTACAGACATGACGGTAGAACAAATAATGCGGTATCAAGGTGATGAAAACGGCCCTGCCGCAGGCGCGGGCCAGATAAAATTTAACACCTTTAAAACGCTTTTAAAAATGGATGACGGGTTACTACCCACAGATGTTTTTACTCCAGAGGTTCAGGATCATGCCAACAACAGGCTACTAGATAGACGCGGGTTCAACGCGTGGTCGCGAGGTGAGAAGTCTAGCTTTGATTTTGCTAACGATCTTGCTTCCGAATGGGCGGGCCTTCCGCTTGTTCGAGACACAATGAAGACTACGGGAGAAGTTCGTAAAGCGGGTGAGTCCCGATATGGAAACAATACTCCCGGTATTTCGGCAAACAACTGGTTGTCTGCCGTAACCGCGGCTTTTGGAGACGAGGTTCCCGACCAGATAGGTCCTGCTGCCCCCGTATACAAAAGCACCCCCGTTTTTCCAAATAGCTCAGAGGGTGATTTAGACCTTGCTATGTATGCCGAAGATTACGGAATGCCGACACCAACAGGGTTCACTCCCACTTTGCGACCAAAATTACGACCCAACCCAAACGAACCCCAACCTGCAATAAACTTGTCAGAGGGAATAGGTAACACTTCTGTGGGTCAACGGTTAATGGAAAACAGGGAGCCTGTTCAAACTGTTTTAGAAGCCGAGGCAGTAGAATCAAGAGAGCCCCGTAGTATGTACGAGGCTTACTCTATGCCCGAAATGGAGCAGGGTTTGCTTGGAAACATTCGATCCTACTTCAACTAAGCCACCCTTTGACTTCTTCCCCCAGTACCTTGCCAGCTAGGTTCACCTTGGACCGCAAAGCGTCCAGAACTTTCTCGTCTATGGTATCGGGGGAAACGAGGTCAATGTACGTCACCGACTTAGTTTGACCAATGCGGTGCGCCCTGTCCTCACTCTGTAAGCGTATCTCCAGATCGTAGCTGTTGCTGTAGTAGATCACAGTGTTAGCCGCCGTCAGAGTAATGCCGTAGCCGCCCGTCTTGGGCTGACCCACAAAGAACCGCAGCGGGCTGTCGGGGTCTTGGAACTCCTCAACAATCTCCTGTCTGCGGTCCTGCGGCGTCTCACCGTAATAAGTTGCGACCGAATCGGGCCCGAAACGGTCGCGCAGGGCATGTGCTATCCGTTGGAGGTCGTTAGTGTACGTCGCCCAAATGATAGCCTTCCCCGAAAGCTCGTCTGTTATATCCATTAACTCTGGCAGACGGTTATTCTTTAGTTCCTGTAAATCCCCCACGTCAGGCTGAAACGATCCGCAGCATATCTGTTGGAGCCGCATGATCTGTGTCAGAACACTGGTTGTCGTGGCAATGTTGTCATCGTTAAGATGCGCCAAAGCCAATGACTTCATCTGATCGTACACCCTGCTTTGCTCCGTGGTCAACGGAACGCGGCGCTTTATGTACAGTTTCTCAGGTAAATCCAAACAATCCTGCTTTAACGTGCGGGTGCTGAACCCCAAAAGACGCTCGTTTAGTTCGTCCAACCTACGGTATCCCGTTATTTCCTGAAAGCTGCGCGAACCCATGACACGCTTCTGCGTAATCGCGTAGCGGCTCTGGAACGCGTAGAAGCTGGCAAAGCCCAAAGAACTCGGATCAAGGAACCTGCACTGGCTATATAAATCCAACGGGGACTTTGTAATCGGGGAGCCTGTCAGAATGCGCCTGTACTTAATGTACGGGTTTAACGCCATTAGGTTCTTGGTACGCTGGGCGTTGCGGTTTTTTATCGTGGTGCTTTCATCAACAACAGCCATGTTCTCGGGATTGGCTACTAGAAAACGTCCCGCGGCCCGCGTACCTCGGGGCGATGAGAACGCTTCGACGTTCATTACAAAAAGTTTTAATCCGTCAAACGGTTCGTCAATAAACGTGTCCAGTTCCTCGGAGTAGCGTTTGGATGTGGCGGGCGTCCACCGCATGACTTTGCGCTTTATAGTGTCTGGCAAGTGGGCGGGTATTTCGCCCTGTACCCAGTTGTCGTAGACACCCTTGGGCGCTACAATTAGTGCCGCGTTTAGGTCACCTTCTATATATAGTACACCTATATTATCTATGGCGACTTTGGATTTACCAGTACCCATTTCCATGAAGTACGCGTGGTACGTTTTGTACCAAGACTCTTCTAGTGCGTCACGCTGATGGTTGAAGGGCTGCGTCTTAAAATCGTAATCTATCTGTTCCAACATTTGTTCTCCTACGGGGTTGACTGCCTGATATCTTATATGTATATAGGTGTTTGTCAAGGCCGTAAAAAGGGTCTTTTAAACAGGAGTACTAGATGAACGATATTATGAATATGATGGAAGAGGACTTTGAGAAAACTCTCTCTTCTGTCGAAACGCTGGACAACGCAGGTTTAGACACTGTGGCTGGTCTAGCTAGAAAGATCAAGCAGCAACAAGATAAAGTTGAACGGCTTGATCGGGAACTTAAAGACGAAAAGCAAGCACTACTAAAGCTGACAGACGAGGACCTACCCTCGACTATGGCTGACTTAGGGCTGTCTAAGTTCTCTTTGGATGACGGCAGTACAGTAGAAGTCAAGCCGACTTACGGTGCCAGCATCCTAGTCAAAGACCGTCCGGCAGCATACGAATGGCTGCGCGAAAACGGGTTTGATGACATTATCAAGAACGTTATCTCTTGCCAGTTTGGCAGAGGTGAGGATGACCAAGCCAGTGCGTTCCACGCGTTCGCATCTCAGCAAGGTTATCCGGCAGACCAGAACGAAAGTATTCATTCGAGTACATTGAAAGCGTTTGTTAAAGAGCGCATCGAAACGGGAGAAGACTTCCCGCACACACTATTCGGAGCCTACGTTGGGCAACGAGCCATTATTAGGGGAGCAAAATAATGGGTGCAGTTAAGAAGACAGAGAAGACAGAAATGGTTGAGTTTGACCAAAGTATGTTTGAAGCGGACGCCGGAGTTGGCGTATCGGATATGGGCCAAGACGATCTGGCGCTGCCGTTCCTAAAGTTGATTAGCGGGCTCGACAGCCTGTTAGATGACCCTGACTTTGAGGGCAAGAAGGGGGATATCTACAATACCGTCTCCCAGACCGTCCACAAAGGCGCAGACGGCGTTAAGGTGATACCGTGCGTCTATCAGCGCAGGTTTATCCAGTGGGCACCCCGAGGCGCGGGTTCAGGGGCTCCTATCGCGGTGTTTGAACCGACAGACAAACTGCCCCCGTTCGAACGTGACCGTGAAACCAATAAAGACATGGTTGTCGGGGGTGATGGCTCGTACATTGAAGAAACGCACCAACACTTCGTAATTGTTCTTAACGAAGACGGCTCTGCGGAAACGGCGCTCATTGCAATGAAAAGCACGGGCCTCAAGAAAAGTCGTAAGTGGAACTCTATGATGAGTTCAATCACCATGAACGGCAAGAACGGTCCCTTCACACCGCCGCGTTTTAGCTCTGTATATTTGCTAAAGTCCGTTAGTGAAGAAAACAGCAAGGGCAAATGGCATAATTGGGATATGTCCCGCATTGGCCCCGTAGAAGACAAGGGCATCTACAACAGAGCCCGCGAGTTCCGTGCAAGTATCGCTTCAGGGGACGTGGTTGTGAAACACCAAAGTGAAGAGGCGTCAAAGCCTGACTTCAACCCAGACGAAGTACCGTTCTAGTTTCACAAGGGCCGTAGCTAACGCTGCGGCCCGCTTTCCCAAAGGAAGACCCCATGTCAGCAGATAAGTTTTCCGCCATCTTTGATGGTTTGAAACAGGCTTACGGCACGTACAAAGTTGAAAAAACTCAGTCCAACGGTAAAAATACTGGCAAGGCTAGTATCATTAAGGAACCGCGGACCTCGAAACTCTGGAAGGGTCACCTGTCCGGCAAAGGCACCTCTGTAGGCATCATCCCGATTAACGAGGATAATTGCTGCAAGTGGGGCTGCATTGACGTTGACCAGTACCCGCTAGACCACAAAGTACTTATAGAAAAAATACGGGCCCTGAAGCTGCCATTGGTTGTCTGCCGATCAAAGTCCGGCGGCGCACACTGCTTTCTGTTCTGTAAGGAATGGGTCGAAGCAAAGGAAATGCAGAAGGTCCTGACACACCTGTCCGCGGCCCTTGGGTATGGCGGTAGTGAGATATTCCCCAAGCAAGTAAAACTGCACTTGGATCGCGGAGACGTAGGTAACTTTCTAAACCTTCCTTACTACGACGCAGAGGACGGCCTAAGATACGGCATTCTGGATGACGGCACGTCAGCAACGCTTGAAGAGTTCTTCGGCTTGTACGAGGCGCATGTGCAAACGCCGGAGGAGATAGTCAAACTTCAGATGACTGACGCGCAGGTTAAAGGACCGCTTGCCGACGGACCGCCTTGCCTACAGCACCTCACCAAGGTTTTGATCAGCGAAGGCGGAAGAAACAACGGCCTGTACAACATAGGAATTTATCTACGCAAAGCGTTTCCCGATAGCTGGGAGACAGAGATACTGACATACAACACCCAGTTTTTAGACCCGCCCTTGCCGCTGCCAGAAGTAAACGTCGTTGCAAAGCAGGTCGGCAAAAAGGATTACTCGTACAAATGTTCTGATGCGCCCATCAACGCGCACTGCAACAAAGAACTGTGCCAGACCATGAAGTTTGGTATCGGTGCCGCGGCTCAAAATGCCGCTGTGGGTAACCTGCGTAAGTACAACTCAACACCGCCCGTGTGGTTTATGGACGTAAACAGTGAACCTGTCGAACTGGATACTGACGGCCTGATGAACCAAACCTTATTTCAAAAAGCCTGTATGGAGCAGATTAACTTCATGCCGCGAAGCGTTGCTAAAGCACAGTGGGAAGCGCGGATCAGCGCGATGATGCGTGAAATGACCGAAAACCAAAGCGCCATAATAGAAGTGTCCGTTGACGCCTCAGTGGGTGGTCAGTTCTACGACTTCCTAGAAGAGTTCTGTAGCCACATGCAACAGGCTAAAGACAGGGAAGAGATATTACTTCGCCGTCCGTGGACTGATGAGGAAGGGCAGTATACTTACTTTAGGCTCAAGGACTTTGAAGGGTTTTTAAAGAAGAACAAGTTCTTTGAATACAAGTCCCACAAGATTGCCCAACGTCTGCGCGAGGTGACCGGAGAAAGCTGCTTGCTTAAAATAAAAGGTCGAGTAGTGCGCCTATGGAAGGTGCCAGCATTTGAAAACGGTGATATAGAATTAAGTACACCACAGTTTCAAGCGCAGGAGAGTCCGTTTTGACTGACAACGTATTAAAAGAAATGCGGAACAAAGAAATTGTCCGTCTGATTGACGAACAGAAAGTTACCAAGACCGCTGTTGCAAAATGGTTTGGGATAACCAAGCAGCGGGTCCATCAAATATATACTCGGGAGACAAACAATGTATCGGATATTCGGACCTCCGGGGACGGGGAAGACAACAACACTACTCAATAAGGTTGATAACGCCTTGCAAAGCGGAATAGAGCCAACCAAGATTGCTTTCTTAGCCTTCACCAGAAAAGCCGCAGAAGAAGCTAAAGAACGCGCCGCTGCACGGTTTAAGTTGGACCCAAAAAAGGACCTGTACTTCTTTCGCACTATCCACAGTCTAGCGTTGTCACTGTCAGACATAAGCCCCGAACAAGTAATGCAGCCGTCTGATTACCGTGAACTATCTGAGGGTATGGGCGTACATCTTGTAACCACCAAAAGCGTTAATTTTGATGACGATCTGCCAGACATGATGAAAGCGTCTGATCCAATCTTAGGGTTGATAAATCTGGCGCGTCTTAGAAAAGTGCCTCTGCGTAAACAATACGACATGAGCAACACACATCTTACATGGAATGAGATAAATTACGTCGATAGCTGCCTTGGGCGATACAAACAGGTCCGGCACAAATTTGACTTTACAGACATGCTGGAAAATTTTGTAACAGAAGGTTCCAACTTCTGTCCGAACTTTGAACTCTGCTTTGTGGACGAGGCGCAAGACCTCTCTCCAATGCAGTGGGATATTGCCCACCTGTTAGATGAACGCTCTAAACGAATGTATGTCGCGGGTGACGATGACCAAGCTATCTACCGTTGGGCCGGAGCCGACGTGGACGCTTTCATAAACCTCGAAGGCGGATCAGATACACTAAGCCAATCCTATCGCATTCCATACAGCGTACACAAAGTGGCAGAAGGCATAGTCAAACGCATTCAACGGCGCGTCGTAAAGAACTACGAACCCCGACAAGAAATGGGCGAAGTTGGATACTACCGAGATATTATGGACATTGACCTGTCAGAAGGCTCTTGGCTCATAATGGCGCAAGCCGGATACATGCTAGAACCCGTGGCGCAATACCTAAAGTCCTTCGGTTACCTGTTCGAGTATCGCGGCTCACGGTCCATCTCCGCTAAGATCAGTGACGCGGTAAACGGGTGGGAGCAACTGCGTAAGGGCCAAAGCGTTACAGGGCAAACAGCGCGGAACATCTATGAGTACATGTCCGCTAAGGATTCTATCAACTCTTGCCAAAGAATAAAAAAGGGCTTCAAGCGCCTCAAAGGTTTGGAAGACGCCGAGATGGTTAACATGCAAGACCTAAATGTTAACCACGGGCTACTCGCAACAAAAGATATGCTTTGGCATGAAGCTATGGACCGTCTGCCAGAAAGAGACAGGGCATATATAATCGCTCTGCTTCGACGCGGAGAACGATTTAACGGAACGCCCCGTATCATAGTGTCCACGATCCACGGCACCAAAGGCGGAGAGGCCGACAACGTTGTAGTGTTCTCGGACATTAGCGCAGCGGCTCAACAAGATATGACCGAAAGACCCGACGATATGCACCGCGTGTTCTACGTTGCCGTCACGCGGACCCGAGAGCGTTTGTTTATTATCGAAGGCGAAAACTTAAACAGGAGTTACGACATATGAGCCGAGAACAGTTTATCCAAACAGAAATAGAACGAGCCTTTGAGGCTGCAGATGATGATTGGAAAAAGCAATACTTTGAGAATGCCGTTAAGTTCTTACAGAAGAATAGGTATTTAGAGGGGGGTCACTTGTGCGCTTTTTGCAGAGAACAAGGTATGCCTGACCCGCATCACCATAACGTATGGTGTTCTATGGTTCGTGTTTTAAACCAATATGGTTGGATCACAAAGATAGGGAAAATAAAGCCTACCTGTAAACACACGCATATCCACGAAGTTACTGAATGGGAAAGCAACTTGTTCCGATGAACTGTTGGCACTGTGGGACAGAATTAATTTGGGGCGGGGATCACGATTGTGAAGATGATGAAGAGTTTATTATGGTCACTAATCTTAGCTGCCCCAACTGTCAGTCGCTTTTTCTGGTTTATTTGCCTGAAACAGAAAATGGGGGAGTTTCCCCCGATGGAAAGGTTTACAAATGAGCGAAGATTTCAACATTAAAATATCGGTTAGAAACGGCAGGTTGTTAAAAGCAATTAGGGCTCGTTACGATTCAGTGGCGGATTTAGCCCGTAAATGTCACCTTCATCAATCCAGAGTAAACAGTTTGGTTACCATGAAGGTAAAGCCATTTAACCAAAACGGTTGGACAGATTTAGCCTTGGACGTTGCAGCAATGGTGGGAAAGGAGCCCGAGGATTTATGGCCTGACCACCTCCGTGAGTTGAAGCTAATTAAATCAACCGCTGAAATGGAAGTTGATTTAGACAGCGTTAAGCAACTAATTCAAGACGGAACTTCCGAAAAGTCTTTGTCTCAGATCAGTGCTATCTCAAAGTTATCTGAAAACCTGACCCCGAGAGAACGTCAATGCATGGCAATGCGCTGGGCACTGGGCCATACTTTAGACGAGACTGCCAGAGTCTTTGGCGTTACGCGGGAAAGAGTGCGTCAAGTAGAAGCCAAAGCCATTAGAAAGATGAAAGGCGCAGCTTTGGTTGCGGGTTACTTCACTACAGGCTCTCGGCACGGAGAATATAACCGTGTTCTTCAAAAGTTTAAAAAAAACAACAATCCGCGCACAACCAACAGAGGCATGGACCTTCTCAATGATTAATCGAAGAGAAGCTTACGAAAGATTAGAAAATCTTTTAAAAAAGGCAATGGACCCTGCTTGCTCCCCCGCAGAAGCTCAAGCGTGTAAGGCAAAGGCAGATAAACTAGCCGCGGAACTAGGTATTAAACGACGTAAAAAGAAACGTAAAGAAAAGTTGTTTGTAAAAGGACTGTACACAAAAGCCCCGCAAGAAAGCTCTCCTGAATGGGTGATGTTCACTTTAAATATTAACCGCGTAGAACTAATTGATTGGCTTTTAACAAGCGGTGACTCAGAGTGGATTAACGCTCAAGTGTGCAAAAGTCGCGGCACGGGGAACTTTTACGCAGAAGTAAATCAATGGGAAGACGTAAATACATGAAAAAAGAAGAAATACTAAAAAAAAGTGCAGAGTTAGTGACAGGCAACCGTGCAAAAGACTACGGTGACGCGCTCGAAAACTTTGACCGTATCGCTACAGGGTGGAACGTAATTCTAAACGGGGCAATAGCCTCGCATGGATACCTAACCGCGCAGCACGTTGCGCTTATGATGGATTGGGTTAAAACAGCAAGACTACTAAACACCCTAGACCATGAAGACTCATGGATCGACAAGTGCGGATACAGCGCAATCGGTGGGTCTTTTTCGGGAGAAAAAAGTGAGTAATCTAACAGTAGGCAGCGCGTCCCTTTTATCCGAATGGGTGCCGCCACACGAACTGCCAGACCTAACACACGCCAAAACAATCGCTATCGACGTGGAAACCAAAGACCCGAACCTTAAAAAGATGGGCCCCGGATGGGCTAGAGGTGACGGCGAAGTGGTGGGGTACGCCGTGGCAACTACAGATTGGGCCGGATATATCCCCATCAGGCACCAAGGCGGCGGTAACCTAGACGAAAAACAAGTTAACAAGTGGCTCAAAAAGATATTCGACTGCCCCGCAGATAAAGTCATGCACAACGCTCAGTATGACCTCGGCTGGATCAAGCGCATGGGCTTTGATGTAAAGGGCCGTGTGATCGACACGATGGTTGTGGCGTCCCTGCTTGATGAAAACCGTAGAAGCTTTAGTCTCAACAACCTCTGCTACGAACTATTAGGCATAGCCAAATCAGAAAAACTATTAAACGCCGCCGCGGTGGAGTTTGGGTTCGATGCAAAAGCAGAAATGTGGAAGATGCCCGCAATGTTTGTCGGGCCTTACGCACAGAACGATGCAGAGATTACGCTTAAACTGTGGGACTACCTGTCTGTACAGATCAAACAGGAAAACCTTGAGGCCGTTACAGAACTCGAACTGGACCTTCTGCCCTGCCTTGTAGACATGACATGGCGCGGTATTCGCGTCGATATGGACAAAGCAGAAATAACGCGGAACGCAATCCTAAAGCGTGAGAAAGAAGTCCATAAAGAAATAAAACGTATCTCCGGCTGCGACATAGAAATCTGGGCCGCGGCGTCCATTGCCAAAGCCTTCGATAAAATGGGCATAGAATACTTTAAAACAGAAAAAGGCTCTCCGTCCTTCACCAAGAAGTTCCTGTCAGAACATCCCGATAAGTTACCTAAACTGATCGTAGAAGCGCGGAACCTCAACAAAACGTCAGGCACGTTCATCAACAACATCCTGACCTTCTGTAACTCAGATGGACGTATACACAGTCACATAAACCAAATCAGATCAGACGACGGCGGTACTGTATCTGGGCGGTTCTCCATGAATAACCCCAACTTACAACAAATCCCCGCCCGCGACCCTGAGATAGGACCAATGATCCGGTCCCTGTTTCTGCCGGAAGAAGGAGAACAATGGGCCGCTATAGATTACTCCCAACAAGAACCGCGCATCTTGGTTCACTACGCACACGTATTTGGTAAAAGCCAGAACAGAGTGCTAGGGGGCGTCACAGAGTTTATACAAAGCTACAATGACGATCCGCGGACCGACTTCCATACGATGGTGGCAGAAATGGCGGGCATCCCGCGTAAACAAGCGAAGACCGTGAACCTTGGTATTATGTACGGCATGGGCGTGGGTAAGCTGGCGATTGAACTTGATCTGCCCGAGGAACAGGCCAGAAGCCTAATCAACCAGTACCATGAGCGGGTGCCGTTTGTGAAAGAACTGATGAAGGGCGTACAAAGTCACCTTAGTCAGAAAGGAAGCCGAGGCCATGTACGGTCCCTACTAGGCCGGAAGTGTCGGTTTGAGTTGTGGGAACCAAAGCAGTTTGGAATGTTTAAAGCCCTGCCGTTCGAGCAAGCCGTACTAGAACACGGCAAGCACACCCCGCTAGTCAGAGCGTACACCTACAAAGCACTCAACAGGCTGATCCAAGCGTCCGCCGCGGACATGACCAAAAAAGCTATGGTCGATCTGTACCGAGAAGGTTATCTGCCCATGCTGCAAATACACGATGAACTGGCTATGTCAGTAAAGTCACGAGAAGAGGCCGAAAAGGTTGCACTAATCATGCAAAATGCTGTACCCTTGGAGTTGCCAAGCCTTTGTGACGTTGAGTTGGGTCCGTCATGGGGCGAAGCGGTATAGTCTGCTCTTCAACTCCCCCGCTTTGGTTCAGCAAGGCGGGGGTTTTTTGTTGTGTATCAAGTGTTTATCCTATATAGTCCCAGAAACTCGCACAAAGGCGCATAAGATGGATACTACAAAATGGAAATCAGTCCTCGTTCCGGTCGAAGTTTACCGAGAACTGAAGATTTTATCGGCTATCGAAGGCCGCACAATCAGCGGACAACTACGCTTCATGTTTGACCAATACAGCAAACTGAAGTCTGTTCGAAATAAGCTGAAGCAACACTACGAAGAAGCTTGACCACTCCCATATTATCGCGTATGTAATATGTATCTCCTCATGAGATATTAATATGTTTGTTCTCCAATAAACATGGAACCCTCACCGAAATACCCGCGGTGAGGGTTTTTTCTTGTCCAATTAATCACGCTAACGACGTTAGCGTGACGGATTTAAATCAGCATTTATTATTTGTACTTGACTATCTCGTATAGCTGGTTTATCTTAGCTTTACTCAACCAAAGGAGAACAAACATGCTTGAGTCACGCTTTCTTGATAAAGCAGCCGCAACAGAACTGCTTAGTAATAACTGGTATAAAAACCGTAAAATCCACAGAGGTGTTAAAGATCAACACGTTAAAGACCTCGCGGCAAAGATTACACAAGGCCGCTGGGTTGTAGACGCAATGGAAACGCCTATTCTGATTGATACAGACGGTTTTTTATATAATGGTCAAAATAGATGTATGGCTGTAATTCTCGCTGACCAAGGTGTGGTGGTGCAGTGCCGTATAGAGTCGCCGGAAGAGTGCCAAAGACTGTACGCGTCTCTGGACCTCGGCAAAGCCCGATCAATCGCAGACATTACAGGATTAAACCAAAGCAACATAGTGCAGCCCATACTCTACCTCATGCGCTGCGCGGGCCTTGATGGACGGCTTAAAGATGAAGCCGTCGTATCGCGGATCGCGGACACTTACATGGGGGATATTCTGCGCCACTTCGATCAGAACACCCGTTGGGTAAAAAACAATCGGTGCTTTAATTCTGTTCAATTTAAAGCCGCAATGGCGTACTGTGTTCATAGGCGGGTACTACCCGATTACGAAGCTATCTCGGTGCTTGAAATGTTGCAGAACAATAAAGACTACCACTGGCCTTCCATGTATTTAAACTACCGCGAACAGATCATGTTTCCAAACGGTAAGCTAAATACTAGCGGTAAAGTCGTAGCCAACGATAAGTTCTGCCGAGGCGTTTATCTGTTAGAGCGCCGCATGAAACATCAGAGCAAAATCCAAATATCCAGCGGCTTTCTAGAGGACCTCCATTCAGACGTTCGCCGCGTGATCCGCGAGGCGGCTGCCGAATGAGTTATAAGATAGAAAAAAACATCCCCCTTCCCGCGTCACAGCGGAAAGGGAAGTTCGCCATCCTAGAGGATTTGGAAGTTGGCGACAGCTTCCACGTTGCAGATGTTACCGCGCCAGCGGGTATCTATTCAAAAGCAGAAAGCCTCGGGATCAAAGTAACCGTGAGAAGCATCCTACACCATAGCGGCGGCTTCAGAGTTTGGAGAATTGAATGAGCGACAAAGCTTGGCATATCAGCTACCTGTCCGCTATCGTCGGACCGTGCGCCGCAACAACCGATGACGGTTGTATGGCGTGGGAAGACGCAGAAAAAAGTGACTTTGTTATGCGCCTACTTGACAGGGATAATGACGCCAAAAACCTCCTACTCGTTATTCAACCAGAAATGAATGAGTTGGCGATTTACACTCTGACCGGATACTGCGTGGCAAACGATCTGCCGTACATGATTAAAGATTGGGATACCCTGTCCGCAGAAGGGCAAAAAGAAGCCCAGAAAACTAGACACTGATGACAAAGTGGGAGTTCAACATGATCCACCGCGACGAGTACGAACGCGTCTGCGAAGAAAACAGAAAGTTGCGGGACTTGGTTAAAGCCAAGTCCCCAATGGCTATGATGCAAATGCTTAAAAGGTTTCTGGGAGGGAACTATGACCGCACTGGAACAGTGGAAGACCCTAGCGAAAATAGAAAACGCCAAGATGCTGGAACCCTACGAGGGCCAAAAACCTAACTACGGTATCGTCAAAAATAAAATCAAAGGCGGCGGACCGCGGCTCTCGGAAATTAACCGCTCACTCGCCGCACAAAAACTTTTGGAAATGTCCCAAAAAGGTTATACTCTGGAAGAAGCCGCCGTTGAAACAAACTCCCCAATAGAGAAAGTTCTAGGCCGCGCCAGACGCTATCAAATCACGTTTAAAGGGCAGGAGGAGCTTTTATGAGTAATCACCTATCAGAAGTGGCAGAGGGCATTATAGAGGCTTGCCCCACGCAGCTTAACCCCGATGAAATGTCTACCCTGATTGCGTACATGATCTGGTCATACGGTATGCAAGGCGATTGGGACGACATGCTGCCCAAAATCGTGCGCTGCATAAATCTGGATGATGGACACGCCCGTATCGTCAGAGTGGCTAACAGAGACGCTATCAAGTTTCTGGATAAAGTAAGAGAGGATGTTAGCAATGCCCGACGCAGTTAAACTGTTCTCCGAAATAGATCAGCAATTCCTAGAACTGGAACAGCAGTTCGAAATAATCAAAAAACAACGGGAAGAAATAGAACTATGCAAGAAGAAGACATTCAACGCATCCAAAAAGACCTCAACCCCTTTCAAGAATCCGAACTGAAATTCCTTCGACAAGAAGTCGATAGATGCCAAGATGCGCGGTTCGTAAAAGAACCATTACCCAACGCCAACCAAAACTACTGGACCGCCGCAGAAGAACTGGACAGATACGTCAGGAGCCTTCGTAATGATGGATACTGGATTTAAAACCATAATCGAAGTGATGAAACAAGGATCGTGGCTCACGGACCTTGAAGTGGCAGAGCGGGCCAAAATGAAACTAGATGCCGCGCTCTACTACCTTAGACGATTAAGGCGCTTGGGTCTGGTGATAAGCGAATGGGTTCACGGACAACGAGTCTGGGGTGTGACACTTTGTCGCACTTGACTTTCTTCTATGCTAAGGGTACTCTTTAAGAGTAAACCCAATGGAGAACAGACATGAAAGTCCGAAACATAACTTTAACCGCCAATCAAATTGATGTTGTATTAGAAAGCCTTAAATCTGTCGCGTGGGAAATATCGCCAGAACGAGGGATAGCCAAACGTGTTGAGCGCGAAATGACCAAGGCGCTTGATCGAAGCGAAACAGTGTTTGAATAAACCCAATGGAGAACAGACATGAAAAAACCAAGGTCTTGGAAAGAAGCCCAAGAGTTGCCGTGGATTGATGAAATAACAACAGACCCAAAAGACTCGCGAGGAGAAGGTGACATGAGAATATTTGTTTACCTCAACGATGGCGAAGATAACCCCGTGACAGGCGAAACAGGCGGTGGGTTTTATGTCGGTGGTCTAAGAGACTTAATTAGTCACTACTTTTAAATGCGGAATAAACCCAAACACATCGAAGACGCTCTGCTCCAAGCGGAGCGTCAACTCGACGATTGCTGGTTCGAAGATCGCGGATCACGGGCCATCCAAAAAGCAACAGAAACACTAAACAGCATCAAAGCAGCTATAGCCGTGGGAGAAGAATATGAACCAGACTTCTAGGCCGTGGACAATTCAATGCTTCCACGGAACCGCTTACGTCGATTACTATATGCACCGACACGACTTTCACGACGTGGTGCTGAGTTATGAATACGACAGAAAAGAATGGTATTCGCGGACGCGGACCTCTCTCGTAACAATAGAAAAAGACACTCCGTTTAACGACGGCAAAGAGTTGTCTAAAGATATGACAAAAAAACTAAGAGCAATTATGGAGAACTATTATGAAAGCCCGAATAAACATCACACAACGAATGCTCAACAAAAGCATCATAGACGCCAATAAAAGCGTCGTAAAATTCTTTCGGGAATGCCTACCCGAGTTGGGATACGACTTCATAGAAAATGGAGGCAAAAACGTTATACTGGCGCACTACGACGATGGTCACGAATATACACCAACACAAATAAGATTGTACCGCCGACCGCGGGGCGATAAACTCCTGTCCGTCGAAGGACTGACAAGACGCGCCAAAGCAGGGGACGTTATGACGTTTGAGCATGACAAGGAAAGCAACAGAATAATCGTCCGGCTCGAACTGGGTGAACCGCCAAAAGAAATCAATCTAATCGAATAGGGCGGGTTTAGGGGTTTTAACCCGCCTTTGCGCAGGGAGCGGTCGCTTAACACTCTCACGCGGTAGGCCACTTTGACATAGTGGTGGCAGGATCGCGGATCAGGCTCTCGTCTTAATTTAGGCGGGAGCCTGTATCGTTAGTAACACTTATAGTATACCCTCCCAGAAAAATAAAAAAATAAAAAACGAAAAATATAGGCGTTACCGGTGTTATAAAAGTTACCAGTATGTAATCAAACAAAAAAAGGGCAAAAAAGGGTAACATTTTCGGTAACTCCATACTAAAGATAGGTGTTACTTTGGCACTTTTTTGACCAAAATGGTTAAGCCGCCTTCTGCGTTAAGCCAAAATCCCCACGAAAAAAGTTACGAAAGTTTTTCTGGCGGGGTATACTATATGTTGCTAAAAGGTATTGTATAGTTATTTGCAGTGGAGAGAACCGTGCCTAAAAAAACAAACGCTGATCTTGCAAAACTCCCCAAGCCCTTGAGGATTAAAGCGAGGCCTATCCCTAGAAAGCATACCGGACTAGCCGTGGATAAAGAGGCCAACCGTTCTGATCCCCGAGGCGCGAAGTATAAGACAGCGGACAGCCCTTTGACGCGTAAGCAGGAGCTTTTTGTAAAAGAGCTTGTAAGCAACGATGGTATGATAACTTATAAGGAAGCCGCTATTCGAGCGGGCTACCCCGAGAGTTCAGCCCACACCCGTGCATATGAGTTAACCAACCCTCACAAATGCCCGCATGTTGTGGCAGCTATCAGGCGGTATCGAAACGAACTGGATGAACGTTTTGCCATCAACTACAGCAGACACGTTCGAGACTTGCAGAAAATCCGTGATGTGGCCCTCGAAAACGGGGCGTACAGTGCCGCGGTACAAGCCGAGTATAGACGGGGACAGGCGCAGGGTGATATATACGTTAGCAAGGCGGAGATCAGACACGGCAGTATCGACAACATGGACAAGGATGAGGTGATGAAAGCGTTGAAGGAACTAAAGGAATCCAATGGCTCAGACATTATCGACATTACCCCAACCGAAGATTCCGACGGAAGCGGCGTTTTATCAACAGTTGAGGACAGCCGCGAAAAAGGTTAGGCCCCAGTTAAGCCTGACTAGAATAGAAAACTCTGTCGGTCAGGGCATACCCGACCTTATGATCTGCGATGAACGCGGGCTATTTCATTTTGTAGAATTAAAGTTTTGCAAGGCCAATGCGGTACGGTTAAGCCCGCACCAAGTTTCTTGGCTAACGAGGCACCGACACAGTAGCAGTTGGATATTGGTTAAGCAGCATCAGAACTGGGGGAAAAAACCTGTCGTTCTTTTGTATCGTGCGGATCAGGCAATAGCGGTCAAAACAGACGGGCTAAAGACCGATCCGGTGTATGAAGGCACAAATCCTTTTGATTGGCCTGTTCTTTTCGACTTGATTTCTCCCATATAATCGCATATACTCTAAGGGTTAGCTAAATGGAGAACATGCTATGAGTTTAAATTATGATTTATGCGGTGTAAAAGCCGACTATAAAGACGACGCCGTCTGGCCTATCACCAGTGCTTTAATTTGGGGCACCATGTCGGTTGGCTTAAATGCGATTACGGAAAAGAATTGGGAGGAATTTTACGTTCGTTGCCACGCCGTTGAAACGATCAACGGGGCTTGGCTTCGTGATAAGGATTTAAAAGGCCGACCGATCACGGCAGAGGATGTAAGAAGCCACGTAGGATTGCACACCAATGCGGACACTCGAACTAAGGCCGAGTTCCAGAAAGACATTTACAGACGTTTTGTGGATCAGGCTAACCGCAACATAACACTGTCACGGCAGGAACTCGAATGAATACTTATAAGATCACCTGTGAGATTCATGTGCTGGCAGAAAATGCCCACGATGTTGAGGCAACGCTGCACGAAGAAGCTTACGCATGGCTCAAGAACAACGAATTTATGTGTGCCATAGAGAGCAACGCGAAGACAATCACACGAATGAATATCACGGAAGAAAGGGAGAAAGCCTAACCAATGTTTATTTTTGAACTAATAGGTCGATTGCTTTATGGCAGCGATTACGAGGAATTGAGCAAAAGAGCGAACCGCAAAAAACCAACGCGAAAACGCCGACGATAAAACTTTAGAAACTGCCCGCTTTACAGGCGGGCTTTTTTCTTTTATAGATATGGGACATTGCATATATTGGAGAACGCTATGGCTAACGTAATTTATAAGAAATATTCCTTTTTGGGACAGCCTAGATACTGGAACCGACGCACTAGAATGTGGACATTATGGCTTTCTAAAAGTTGCCATTACCCGACGCACCACGGCGCGTTGCGCGTTTTGCATAGCCGGAGGTTTTCGGAAAATATTTCAACGAATAAAGACGTATCGACAGGCATAAGCCTATCGCCGGAATATGGGGTAAAAACGCTATGCTAAAAACTGTCGAATATAGCCGCGCAAAAAAGACGCGGGGAATTGCAGTCACATATAGAGCGGGCGATGGTAGCAATTACGGAACTTGCCCAGTTAGTTGTGAACTTAACCCGAGCGGTTGCGGCGCGTCAAAAATAGATGTTGATTATCTTGACGCTGTTTTAGATGCTAAACCTGTCAAAGGTGTATCGTTCACCTATTCCCACTTTTCGCCGTTACACTGGAAACGAAAACTTGCGGCAAATAAAACCGTGATAAACTATAGCGCAAAGACCGCAGAAATCGCGGCAAAATTTATGCGGTTTAAGGTGCCTTGTGTTGTGACCGTTGCGGAACGTTTTTGGCAGGGTAAAAAGAAACAATCTGTCAATGGTTCTTTAATTGTACGTTGTCCCGCTGAAACAATCGCGGAGTTTAGTTGCGCCGATTGCGGCAATGGTGATCCGCTTTGCGCTAGGCTCGAAAGAACTTTTGCAGTTGGATTTACAGCACACGGCGCGAGTAAAAAGAAAGCCGCTGATCCTGATCAGGCGGGCGGTTGCTATGCCAGCGGGGGAAACGTCGCGTTGCACTGGACAGCGACAGCCGCGCAGGATCAGTCCGAAACCGACGGGGATAAATTGCGTCGCTTTGTTTCGGGCTTGCCGCCCCGTTCAATTATCCGGCACCATATTGCGGGCGATATTGGAGAGGAATAGACGATTAGAAATTTCCGCTTGATTATGTATGCGGGTTTCTATATGAAGGGGGTGCGAGAGATCGCGCCCTTTAACTTTTTGGAGAACGTAAAATGTCACATTCAATCGAAAACTCTAACAACAGTTTAACCCAGCTAATGCAACAGGTCCAAGACCAAGCCGCCCGCAAGGCTGATTTTTTGACCCCTACAAATGATCTGCAAAAGATCACCAATTCAGAAACAAACGAACCAATATTAGTTATTGAAGCAAAAGGCGGCGAACCTACCCGCCATTTAAAAATAAACAACGTAGCTTTCCAACAGCTAGCCGCGCATTGCGACATTGAGGCCCGCACGGCCCGCCGCCTTCAAACACATTACCCTTTTGAGTTCGACAATCTGATTAACGCTCACTTTGATCAAGAGCCTAAGCGGAAAATGCTTCGTACTTTTCTCGACACCGACGAAACGAACGGCACCGCCCGAGCGTTGCTTTCCGACAGGTTTAAGTGTTTTGATAATGATAATATGATCCAAACCATTTTGCCGCCGTTGATGGAAAACCCCGCGCAACTTCAGGTCGTGAACGCAAAAATTAGCGACAGCAAATTGTATATGCGGTTTAAAAGCCTTGTTCATACTGGGGCGGGTGCAAACGTGTCAGATGTAATGGCGAACGGTTGCGGCTTTTCTAACTCGGAGACGGGGCAGGGATCGGTGTCAGCTTACCAGCTTTTTTGGACCTTAGCATGCCTTAATGGCATGCAAACCGAGAACAAAACTCGGAGCAGCCATATCACCAGCGCGAGGGATAGTGACGATTGGGGCTTGTTATCGGGAGAGGCGCAGGAAGCCGATAATAGAGCCTTGAATTTAAAACTTCGTGATCTGGTGGAAGCATACAGCAGCCGCGAGATGTTTGACCAAGTGCTGGACAAGATGAAAGCAGCCGCCGCCGACACAATCGAAGGCGAATATTCGGTTTCTGACACGGTTAACAATCTGGGAACCGTTATGCGTTTGACCAAAAAAGAAACGTCAAATGTTCTTGACGGCCTTATGTCAACTATAGGGCAAGCGGGCTATGAGAACGACCGCCCATTGTCGCGGGCAACCTTTATCAACGCCGTGACAGCAGCGGGCAACAAATGTGATATTGACCAGACGGATGACTATCAACGCCTTGGGGGTCGTCTTTTGAATATGAACGCCCGAGATTGGAACCGCATAGCGGCTTAAATTTTTTTATTGCTTTGCACTTTACAATGGCGCATATTGGGGCAGGGGAAACCTTGCCCCTTAACTTTGTTTGGAGAACGAAAAAATGGAACTAGCTAAAACAGACTACACCAATGAGACCGAGTTGAGCGCGGCGCGTGAAATGCTCGAACGCCGTGAAGTGGAAATAGCCCGCTTGCGTGAAGAGATGGAAGCACTTCGAACCGTTAACCAAGAAAATGCTTTGATGCTGGACGATATACGCTTGCCCCTTTTTAAACTTTTGAAAGACCAACTCGGCGCAATGGTCTCGGGCGAAATTGCCGAGCAATTGAAATCACAAGAAAAGGCTTTTGATATTCAGGATCATATGGACGAGATACGCGACGAAATTTATCACAACCTCGACATAACCGATTACCAAAACGAGATCGAAGAGATTGCATCAGAGCGCGACATTAACGACGAGGTGACCGAAATCGTTGAGGATGTTTTGAGAGGCGCAAAAATCACACTGGGCTAAACAACCCGCCCAACTTTGCCCAACTTTGCCCGCCATAGCGCGGGCTTTTTTTATGTTTGACAGATCAGTAAGAGATATCCCATACTGCAGGAGCGGCGGGCATCCTGCCCGCTTGCTATAGGAGAACCGACACAATGAAACGCTATCAAATAGAAGCCTCGACATTCGAGCTAGACGGGACCGAGAGCCACACAGTGCTTTACACCTCGAACGGCATAAGCACCGCCCGTGCTTACCTCGAAGGATTTACAACCGCCAGCGATTGGAAAGATTACGACCTTGTCAATCTATTGGATACAGCGCACCCCAGCGATAGCGACTTGCACTTGATCGATAGCAAGATGCACCCCGCCATCGACAATTGCGCGACAAGCCAGAGCCTTTCTGATTTTACCGAAGTGTGGGCCGACGTAGGACAGCACGCCTTTTTCCGGTGTAAGCTATGAGAGGCGGCGTAGGTATCTGTTTAAATGGTTTGAGCACCAAACCCCCCGCAGACCCCCAAAAGAGCCGAGCCGAGCGCAGAGCAGCCGACAGCAACCGCAAACATTCAAAAGGTGGAAAGGTTAACTTTAACCGCTGGACTACCAAACATGGCAGACGAGCCGGAAAGTGAAACTATGATTAATATGACAACCGCCCAACGCGACACCTTGGAACGCAAATGGTCAGAGCTGGACGAAACTACCCGCCCGACGCTTGACCGCTTTCTAGAGAGCGTGAAAGACACATTCTATTGCGACGACGCGGTTACGGTGTACTGGGCTAACATGTGGCTTTGCGTAGAGCGTGACGGATACGCTCATACTTGACGAAATCACATAGATCAGGCAAAACAGGGGCGGGGCAATCCCGCCCCTTATCTATTGGAGGATCAAACATGAGACATTGGACGCACTGGGATACTGAGCGAAATGAAGACGGCTCAGTAGATTATAGCTTTTACAGGCACGATCGACATTGTGTCACGTTGACCGCAAACGGGGGCGGCAAATGGTCTGCTATTTCACGATTGAGCCAGACGCCCGACGGTGTCCTTAATTGGATTGAAACTGACCTATCCCCCGCGTTAACTTTTAAACTAAAAGAGGCGTTGCTATGAAACACTGGGAACTAGAACACTCAGGCGAGTTGGTCCGCATTGAATGGAACGAGGTTGCCACTTTCAACTTACAGACCCCCATCGGTGGCCGTTGGGTCGATTACCATTGTTTTACTTGCTATGGCATCGAAACTGATCAGGAGGCGCTCGAACACGCCTTTGAGGTATTACTTGGGTTAGAGCTTTATTCATTGCACCAACTGATCGAAGTTCCGGACCCGACCGAGCCGACCGAAACGCGTACCGAATATTGCGCACGAATGGGGTTTGATATGTAACGACCAGCACCACCACACCGACGATCAGGGGCGCATCACAGCGCCCCTTTTTTATTAGTGACACCTGCGACCCCCGCGCCCCGCCCCTTGGCTTAAACCTACCGACCATGAACCGTGGACCGTGGGATATGGTTCGTTCTGGTCGATCCGGTGCCCAGATACCCAGCGATCGACAACGAGATCGACGAGAGAGCCGCCGATCCGCCCCGATCCGCCCCGATCCGACGCTAGCTGGCAGTTAAATCCACCAGCTGGACCGGATCGACGCGGATCTGGACCGGATCGATCGCCACCAGCTGGACCGGAACGACGCGGATCTGGACCGGATCGAGCGTCAATTAACTGCAGCAGCTGCAGCAGCTGGACCGAATAGCCTGGACAATATCGCATACATTGCCCCGGCAAATAGCCTCGGGTCCCCCCGATATCGGGTCAAACCGCCTAGGTTAAACCCAAATCGACCGGAATCCGCCGACCGCGCACCCCGTGCCGACCTGCGGGGGCTTGGGCCATGTTTTTGACAAATAGTTGCCATAAAAATGATATGGGGTATAACTATGTAATAGCTTACTTATTTAGGGGTCCCCGATCCGTGACTATCGCACTACAAGAAAAAGCTCTGAAACTTCAACTTAGACTTGCACAAATAGAGAAGCAGGAGTCTCAGCGTAACAATTTTTTACCGTTTGTGAGGGGTATGTGGCCTGACTTTATTGCTGGTCGTCATCACCGTATTATTGCTGAGAAGTTGGAGCGTGTTGCGAGTGGCGAGTTAAAGCGTTTAATTATCAACATGGCTCCGCGGCACACGAAGTCTGAGTTTGCATCCTTTTTGTTTCCTGCGTGGATGATGGGCAAGAATCCTAGTATGAAGATCATTCAGGCGACTCACACGACGGAGTTGGCTGTAAACTTTGGTCGTAAGACCAAGAATCTTTTGGACACGGATGAGTATAAGGGGGTATTTCCTCACGTTAAGTTAGCGGCGGATTCGAAGGCTTCTGGTCGGTGGGACACGAGTGCTGGTGGGATGTATTATGCTGTTGGTGTTGGTTCTAACTTAGCGGGTCGTGGTGGTGATTTAATTATTATTGACGACCCACATTCTGAGCAGACGGCTATGAGTACGAATGGTTTTAACGATGCTTGGGATTGGTACACTGGGGGCCCTCGGCAGCGATTACAGCCCGGAGGTTCTATAGTTTTGGTACAGACTCGGTGGTCTGAGAAGGACATGACGGGTCAGTTGTTACGTGGCATGGCTAAGGACCCTTTGGCGGATCAATGGGAGGTTGTTGAGTTACCTGCTATTTTTGAGGACGGTACGCCTTGTTGGCCGGAGTATTGGAGCATTGAGGATTTAACCGCGGTCAAGGCGTCTATTCCTCCTATGAAGTGGAATGCTCAGTACCAGCAGAACCCTACTGGTGAGGAGAATGCGATTGTTCCTCGGGAGTGGTGGAAACGTTGGGAGAGTGAGCGGGTCCCTAACTTACAGTATGTGATACAGAGTTATGACACGGCGTTTAGCAAGCGGGAGAGTGCTGATTACAGTGCTATTACGACGTGGGGTGTGTTTTATCCTGAAGAGGATGGTGGGTCCCCTGCGTTGATTCTTTTGGATAGTAAGAAGGGTCGTTGGGATTTTCCTGAATTAAAGCGGATTGCTTTTGACGAGTACCAGTTTTGGGACCCTGACACTGTGATTGTGGAAGCGAAGGCGAGTGGTATGCCTTTGACTCAGGAGATGCGACAGGTTGGGATACCTGTTGTAAATTTCACTCCGAGTAGGGGCAATGACAAGGTAACGCGGTTGCACAGTGTTAGTCCTTTATTTGAGGCTGGTATGGTGTATGCTCCTGACAAGACTTGGGCGGACGAGTTAATTGAGGAGATGGCGGCGTTTCCCAACGGTGAGTTTGATGATTTGGTTGACAGTGCTACACAGGCTTTGATGAGGTATCGTCAGGGCAATTTTGTGCAGTTGCCAACAGATGATTGGCAAGATGAAGAAACATCTGCTAGGGTACACGCATATTATTGACGGAGACGGCTATGGCTATTGGCGGATTGATGGATACGAACGTACCGAGTCAGCTTGACGAGGACGATTTACGCGCTGAGTTGGAGATAGAGATACCGGACTCTGGCGGCGACCCTATGTTGTATGCGGTAGATTCTGACGTGGAGATAGAAATCTCTGAGGAGGATGACGGCGGGGTTACGGTAGACTTTGATCCCGAGGACATGCGCGGCGAGGGCGGTGATTTTTACGCTAACTTGGCGGAGGAGATGCCGGACCGCGAACTTAGTCGCATTGGCAGTGACTTAGCGGGTGAGTTTGATGCTAACAAGGCTGGTCGTCAGGATTGGGAGGATGCGTATACAGATGGTTTGGAGTTGTTGGGATTTAATTACGAGGAGCGCACTCAGCCGTTTCGTGGTTCCAGTGGTGTAACGCATCCTTTGTTGGCGGAAGCTGCTACGCAGTTTCAGGCGCAGGCGTTTAACGAGCTATTGCCTGCGGGTGGTCCTGTACGAACGCAGGTTATGGGTGAGGAGACCCATGCCAAGGCGGATCAGGCCAAGCGGGTTCGTCAGTTTATGAATTACTACATTACGAATGTTATGGAGGATTACACTCCTGACATGGATCAGATGTTGTTTTATTTACCGCTTGCGGGCAGCACGTTTAAGAAGACTTATTATGACGAGGTCATGGACCGCGCCGTAAGTAAGTTTGTTCCTGCACAGAATTTGGTTGTTCCGTATGATACTTCTGATTTGGATACGTGTCCGAACATTAGTCAGCTTATACGGATGGATTTAAATGATTTGCGTAAGAAGCAGCTTGCTGGGGTGTATTTAGATATAGACGTGATACCTGCGCAGGGTGATGTTACGGAGGTTGATTCTGAGATAAACCGGATTGACGGCATTGAGCCTTCGCAGATTGATTACGATTGCACTTTGTTGGAGTGTCACGTTGATTTGGATTTAGAGGGTTATGAGGATTTAGACGAGGACGGGGAGCCTACGGGCATTAAGGTTCCTTATCTTGTTACTATATCTCAGGACAACGGTCAGGTTTTGTCTATTCGGCGTAATTACCGTGAGGACGATCCGGCTAAAAAGAAGATTGCATATTTCACGCACTTTAAGTTCTTACCGGGATTTGGGTTCTACGGCTTGGGCTTGATCCATACTATTGGTGGATTATCGCGGACCGCGACCAGTGCTTTGAGGCAGTTGATTGATGCTGGTACTTTGTCGAACTTACCTGCGGGGTTCAAGGCCCGCGGACTTCGGATTAGGGACGACGACGATCCTTTACAACCGGGGGAGTTTAGGGACGTAGATGCTCCGGGTGGCGCTATTCGAGACAGTTTAATGCCTTTGCCGTTTAAGGGTCCTGACCGGACGTTGTTTGAGTTATTGGGTTTTGTTGTACAGGCTGGACAGCGGTTTGCGACCATTACTGACATGAAGGTTGGTGACGGTAATCAGAACGCGGCGGTTGGCACGACGATAGCGATGTTGGAGCAGGGTTCGCGAGTAATGAGCGCGGTTCACAAGCGTTTACATTATGCCATGCGTCAGGAGTTTAAGATTTTGGCGCGGGTAATGTCGGAGAGTTTACCGCAGGAGTATCCGTATTCTGTTGCTGGTGACGAGTCGAGCATTATGGCGTCGGATTTTGATGATCGTGTGGATGTAATTCCTGTCAGTAATCCGAATGTATTTAGTCAGGCGCAGCGGATTGCGTTATCTCAGACTAAGATGCAGTTAGCGGCGCAGGCTCCTGAGATGCATAACATGCACGAGGTTTATCGTGATATGTATGAATCGTTGGGCGTTACGGACGTTGATAGAATAATGAAGGCGGTGCCGGACGACGAACCGCGGCCCTTGGACCCTGCGCAGGAGAATATCAACGCTTTGGACATGATGGAGTTACGTGCGTTTGCGGGTCAGGACCATCAGTCTCATATTATGGCGCATTTAATTTTTGGCGCGACTCCGATGGTTGGACAGATGCCGCAGGTTGCGGTTGCTTTACAGAAGCATGTTTTGGAGCATGTTAAGATACAGGCTGAAGAGGCTGGTATGCAACAGATGCAGCAAGCGCAGGGTGGCGACGAGGCTCAGATGGAGATGCAGTATCAGGCGGTTGTTGCTCAGTTGATTGCGCAGGGTATGCAGCAGGTTAAGCAGTTGTCTGGACAAATATCTGGTCAGGGCCCTGATCCTCTGGTACAGCTTAAAGAGAAAGAGTTGGAGATTAAGGCGCAGTCAGAACAGTCGGACGCTCAGATGGATCAGGCAAGACTTCAGCTTGATGCTCAAAACCAGCAGATGCGTGGTCAGCAGTTCCAACAGCGGCTTGAGAGCCAAGAGAAGCAAACGGACAAGCGCATTCAGAGTGCAATGCAGCGTGAAATGATGAAGCAAAGGAGTCAGTGATGGCTAAAGATACTTTAAAAATACCCACAATGGATGAATACGCAATTAAACTTATTGGAGCTAATGTGGGCTCAAAAATAACAGGCAGTGGTAAAGGTAACCTTATTGCGGCTTCAAAGGGTGCTTCTACTTTAAAAAAAATTGTTAAAGGAAAATAAAATGGCTAAAGTACGAGTAAACGGGGCCCCTGCGGGTCCGGCACCGAAGGCGGTTCCTTACGCTGACATTAAGGATCAGGGCCGCATTCCGTATGGCAAGACTGCTCCTGTTAAGCAAGATCATAGCTATCCGCGGCTCACGGCCCGTGGTATGGGCGCGGCAAAGCGCGGCGGCAAGTACACTGCGTGTGTCTGACGGATGCCGCCTGAGTTGCTTTGGAGCGGTGGGTTAACCGCGGTTCTGGGCGTTTTTGGCTGGTTATTGAGGACGTATGTAGGGGAGGTGCATCGTATTCAAATACTCTTAAACCGCACTCGGGAAGAGATGGCGAAGGAGTATCTTACCAAGTCTGACAACACTACGGACATGAATCGGGTTATAACGCGTTTGGATGCGTTAGACGCTAAGATGGACCGCATGTTGGAGAGATAAATGATTGATCCTGTAACGGCTTTTGCCGCAGCTAACGCCGCATTTAAGGGCGTGAAGATGTTGGTTGGTGCTGGTCGTGAGATGCAGGACGTTAGCAAGCAGCTTGGGTCGTGGTACTGTGCTGTTGCTGACATAACCAAGGCCGAGTCTCAGCGTAAGAATCCAACGTGGTTGGATAAGAAGACTCACGGAACCGATAACATAGAGCAAGAAGCTATGGATATCGTGATCCGCAAGAAGACTTTACTGGAAAAAGAGAAAGAGATTAAGTTCATGCTGGACTACAGGTTTGGCTTGGGCACTTACGACGAGATGTTGGGTATGCGGCGCAAGATACGGGCTGAACGGGAAGAGACTGTTTACGCGGCTATGGAAGCAAAGCGCCAGATACAGAATAACATGGCTATTGGTGCATTAAGTCTTGGTATAATAGGCGTTTTGGGTGGTGGTATGTACTTAATAGTATTGGTTACTCAATGATAAACGCGCTTATTTTGTCTGTAACTCTTGCGGGAGTGTCTAATCCGACGCATGTTCAGTGTCACTTATGGAAACGACTGACCGCCGAAAACGGTCAAAAGGTTTGTGTTTATAGGTTTACAGCGGGGTACGGTGGCTTGGGTTATCATTACCCTACTAAGAGTTTTTCCGAGTGTCCGAAGGTATTTAGTTGTCTTTATGAGAGGAAGGACAAGCGACCTAGCTTGTCGGAAATATTAGATGGCCTGAAAGGAGGTTTCTAATGACTATGGAGAAGTTTTTGGCGTGGAAGGTTATGCCTCGGCTTATGATGTTGGTAATGACGGTTATGTATATCAGGGTGATTGAGTGGTTTATGTCGTTACCGCAGGATGTTGTTAGTACGCAAGCTACTGCGCTTACTGCAACCGTAACGGGTGCTATGACGGGTGCCTTCGCCGTGTGGTTAGGATCAGAGAAATGATGGCATTATTAGGAAGTTTGCTGGGCTTTGGGAGTTCTTTTCTGCCCGAGGTACTTAGCTACTTTAAAGCTAATCAGGTTCAGAAGCATCGTATGGAGATGATGCAGCTTGAAACGCAGTTGGCGCAGAAGCGTTCTGAGATGAAACTGGTTGAGTTAGACAAGCAGGCTGATATCGCGGAAACGAAGGGGCTGTATGAGCATGACCGATCTATCGACGCTGGCGGATTTATCAACGCTCTTCGGGGTAGTGTTCGTCCTGTTATTACTTATGCCTTTTTCGGACTGTTCGTAGCTACGAAAGTAGTTATCATGGTTAAAGTAGGGCAGTCGGGCGGCGATTGGACAGAAGCTGTTGAACTTATGTGGGACCCAGAAACAGCCGGACTTATGTCGGCGGTCTTAGCGTTTTGGTTTGGAAATAGAGCAATCTCTAAGTATGCGGGGAAGTAGTTATGGGATACAAGTTAGGAAAGCGAAGCCTGTCAAGGCTAGAAGGTGTCAACGACGATCTGGTAACGGTCGTGAAATACGCTATCGGCGTAACGAAACAGGACTTCTCGGTCATCTGCGGGTTGAGAACAATAGACGAGCAACGCGCATTAGTTGCAAAAGGGGCCTCGCAAACCATGAAATCAAAACACATTGACGGCAACGCCGTTGATTTGATGGCTTACTGCGACGGAGGGCGTTGGGAACTTAACCTATACGACGAGATTGCGGACGCCATGAAGGAAGGTGCCGAGGCTGCGGGTGTAAAGCTCCGTTGGGGCGCGGCGTGGACGATAGATGATCTCGGTTCTTGGGACGGAACTGCGGAGAATGCAATGAACAGCTACATCGACATTCGCAGATCACAGGGTCGCAGGCCCTTTATCGACGCCCCACACTTTGAAGTTGTGTTTTAATGTACGCGTTCGTCCTCATGCTGTATCTCGGTTATGGGGGCGAACGTAAATTAGTTGTGGATGATCTGTATTTTTCCCAGTTAAACGTTTGCAACAGGGTAGCCGAGGCTCTTGTAGAGCGTTACAGCACTCACGGTATAGCGACAGCGGACAGAGCGGTTGCATACTGCTTGCCAATAAAAATTACGGACGACTCGTTGCACGTTTACTAAAAAACAAGTAGGTTTCCCATATAAGATTAAATGGGAGAATCTGGGAATGGATGAGATACGCGTTGCAGAAGCTGTTTTTCGCGTTATAAGGGAAAGAAGACAGGGCGTTGTCGATCTAATGCAGTACGGCAACGTTAAATCACTAGAGCAATATCGTGAGCTTATGGGCAACTTAGAGGCCCTAAATCATGTGGAACAGGAACTCAAGGGCCTGCTAGATAAACAGGAGCGTAGTGTTGACTAAAGCACATGCAATAGACTTAGCCGCTGCCAAAAAGGGCGTGGCGAACTTAGAAGATGCTTATAAAGAGAAAGTACAGACAACTTTAGACCCTTCGGCGTTGGGTCAATCTCTTTTAGAAAAAATGCCTAGTCCTACGGGATGGCGTCTGTTGATTCTCCCCTACAAGGGAAAGGGTCAGACAGAAGGCGGCATATATCTACCGGATAAAGTAGTTGAGGAGCAATCTGTGTCTACGCAGGTTGGATATGTCTTGAAGGTCGGGGAACTGGCGTATCAGGACGGGGACAAGTTTCCAGACGGTCCGTGGTGCGCGAAGGGTGATTGGGTAATGTTTGCTCGTTACGCTGGTTCGCGGTTCAAGATCGACGGTGGCGAGGTCCGTATTCTTAATGATGACGAGGTTTTGG